CGCGGGTGGCGCTCCGGCGGAAGGCGCGGCGCTGTCGGCTAGGTCGTGCCTGCTGCCGGGCGGGGCGCGCGGTGGCGCGCAGGCGAGCGGTCAGATGCTCACGGCTACGGCATCGATCGTTCCGGGTGCGGCAACCGGCAATGCTACGGCGAGCGGCGCAGCGCTGGCTGCGGTCGCATCGCTCGTGCCGGGTTCAGCGCAGGGCGGCGCATCAGCAGCGGGCCAGACGATCCAAGCCGTTGCCACGATGGTGACGGGTGCTGCTGCCGGCGGCGCGACAGCTTCGGGCCAAACGCTGACGGCTGTCGCATCACTGGTTCCCGGCGGGGCGTCCGCTACACCGTCTGGCAGCGTCACGGCATCCGGCGCGGTGCTGCAGGCATCGGCGCAACTGATCGCCGGCGCGGCCATCGGTGGCGCATTGGCCAGCGGGCGGACTCTGCATGCGACCGCGTCGCTTTCTCCTGGGTCTGCAACCGGCAGCGGACCAACTTCAACGCAGCCGCGTACATCTTGGCGCCGCGCGCCGGGTTCGCAGCGGCGACCACAAACCCCAACGGCGAGACGCAATGGCACTCCTACTGATTAACGGCCCGGTATCGGAGCCGATCACTCTCGCCGAAGTGAAGGCCGATCTCATCAAATCGACCGTGAAGTGGGCTGGTTTGGAGCCAAAGAACGACCCAGTGAACGAGGGAGCCGGTGGTGGCGTGAGAATTACGATCAACTTGGGCGGTAAGAACCACGAGATGCAGGTCATCGAGGCCGCAGACACGAGTGAGGTGATGGATGTCACTACCATTGAGCATCACGAACAGACTTAACACCACCTACGAGGGGTTCCAAGCCGCCATATTCGTGACTTCGAGTGAGTACAACAACTTTACAGCGGCGCTCAGAGAGGCTGGAGCGTCCTTCCGAACTAAAATCAGCAAACACAAGAAGCGCGGACGCGAATTTGTGGTGATGCTGGTGGAGCAGTCCGTATGATCTGGCACGTATACCCTGTCGATGACTTGCGGGAGCACGAGACGGACGGCGAAACGTGCTGGTGCAACCCAACATGCGATGAAGATGGCATCTGTGTTCATAACTCGCTCGACCAACGCGAAAAATATGAGACGGGCGAACTCAAGGAGCACTGATGGCACTCGATATTGACTACACACCCCCACCTACGGGGGCAAAGTTCATGGAGTCGAACGCGAAAATGCGCGTTTTGATGGGGCCGGTCGGCTCCGGCAAGTCCGTGACTTCATCTTTTGAGATTGTCCGCCGTGCTTCCATGCAAAAACCCAACGCGCAGGGGATTCGCAAGACACGGGCGGCGATTGTCCGTGAAACTGCACGGCAGTTGCAGGATACGACGATCAAAACCTTCCTCGACTGGTTCCCACCGGGGGTGTGCGGGGACTACATGCGCACAACCAAGACCTATTTCTTCAAAGTGGGGGATGTAGAGTGCGAGATTATGTTCCGTGCGCTGGACGATGCGGACGATGTTGCCAACTTGAACTCGTTGGAGTTGACTTTTGCGTGGTTCAACGAGTGCCGGGACATTCACCCGGACATCGTGGACGCGATGTCAAAACGTATCGGTCGTTTTCCTTCTTCCAAGGATGGTGGCCCAACTTGGCACGGTATGTGGGGCGATACTAACCCACCGACGATGGACACTTGGTGGTATTATCAGATGGAAGGACTCGATCCCAAGGACGGAGTATCGCCTAATGACAACGGATGGGATGTATTCAAGCAACCGTCGGGCCGCTCGGCTTATGCAGAAAACGTCGAGAATCTCCCCGAAGGTTACTACGATACCCAAGGCCGTAGTGAAGAATACGTTCGGGTTTACATCGACGGCGAGTATGGCCTATCCTCGGCTGGTATGCCGGTGTACAAATACTTCCGGCCTGACTACCATATGGCTAAGCAGAGACTTCGCTATATCAACAATGGGGTTCGACCCATTGTTATCGGGATGGACTTGGGCCTCACCCCCGCCGCCGTTATCGGGCAGCAAGATGCCAGAGGCCGCTCCCTCGTTTTGGCGGAAGCGGTCAGTTTTGACATGGGCGTACAGCGATTTGTCCGAACTGTCCTGAAGCCTTTACTTTACGAGAGGTTCCCCGGTGCGCCCATATTGGTGGTTACTGATCCGGCGGGTGTGCAGCGGGCGCAGACGGATGAGCGTTCGGCTGTGGACATCATTAAGGCAGAAGGCCTGCGCGTTATCCCGGCTAAGACGAATAATGTTTCGGCGCGGATCAACGCGGTGGACGAATTCTTGATGCGGCAAGTTGACGGCGATCCGGCGTTTATCGTAGACCCCGGCTGTACACAACTCAAAGCCGCCATGATGGGTGGCTATAGGTATAAACCCCGTGGTGACATGGACATTGAGAAAAATAAACACTCGCACGTTGCCGAAGCGTTACAATATCTTATGCTCCACATTACTACCGGTGGGGGTCAGATGCTCGCCCAAAGGCGAGAAATCGTACCCATGTCGGCGGTCGGGTGGACATAGTTGTCTTTTCATTCTCCTTCACCCCGCTGTCCCTTCCAGCGGTTTACCCCCCGTGTTCGCACCGGGGGGTTCTTTTTTCTTTGACACACGTATATACTTCCTGCTAGACCTACACTACAATATGTAGTAGGAGGAGCATATGAACGGAAAAGGAAAACCATCGACTTGCTACTCGGATAATCCGAAGATGGGCAAGCCATACCAGTCCCAAGCCAAAGGCTATAAGGACGGTGGTCGCGTTCCCGACGATGAAGATGTCCTCAAGAAGGTTGACATTTCTGCTTCTGGTGCGGGGGCGTCACTCAAAAGTGCTGGATATGGTGGACGCGTGGGTGTCAACCTACCGCTTGATAACGACCGTAACCTTTCTGTGGGTGTATCTGGCGGTGGGTACAGAGAAGGAAACCGTAAAGATTTTAATGTTACCGGAGCCGATGTCAGTTACCGGAGAGGTGACACGACTGTCGGTGTGGAACTTGGTAAGCAGCCCGGTAAAATGGGCGATAAGCGGATCATGTTCAAGTATCGCAAGGAGTTTTGATGGCTGGTCTCTCAATACTGCGAGTCGTCTCAAACGACCAACTTGTTAAAGCCGAAAAAGAGCAACTCGAAAGAGAACTGGCTGACCGCCAGAACACGCCCTTTATTCTCGGCATTACCGATTATTTGCGCGAGTGTTGGGATGCAGCACGTATTTCTAAGAAGCCTATCGAGCAGAAGATGCTCAAGGCTATGCGCCAGCGTAACGGCGAGTACGAAGCAGATAAATTGACAGCGATCCGCAAGCAAGGCGGGTCTGAAGTATTCATGATGATTACCGAAGTCAAGTGCCGCGCAGCGGAGTCTTGGCTCAGGGACATCCTCCTAGATACTGGCACTCCACCATGGGATGCCCAACCTACTCCAATCCCTGATTTGCAGCCTGCACAGAAGGCTGAAGTAGAAAAGATTTTCTACGATCAAGTTATGAAGATCGTCGAAGCGCAAGACCGCGCACCAATGCAACAGGAGATGGCAGAACTCCGCGAAATGATTTCGCAGGATTTCCGTTTCCGTGTTCTGCAAGAGGCACAGAATCGTGCTGACCGAATGAAGCACCGCATCAGTGACCAGTTTGCCCAAGGTGGCTGGGCTGAGGCGTTTAATGACTTCATCACTGATCTGGTTACATTCCCCTCTGCGTTTATCAAAGGCCCGGTTGTCCGCCGCCAACGTGCGTTGGGTTGGGGCAAGGATGAGCAGGGACGTACTACTGCCACACCTGTTGACCGTATTGCACCAGAGTATGAGCGTGTTGACCCGTTCCGTATTTTTCCTGAGCCGGGTATCTCCAATATCCACGAAGGGTATATCTTTGAGCATCACCCACTAACACGCATGGAACTGGCAGACCTCATTGGTGTGCCGGGGTATGACGATGATGCCATCCGTAAAGTACTTGAGATAGGTAATGGACAGTCTTGGATTAACCAAGATGTTGAACTAATCAAGGAGCAAGAGGAGCGCAAATACCATACCGAGATGCGCCCGACTGAAATCTTTGATGCCCTTGAGTTTTGGGGCAAAGTCTCCGGCAAGATGTTGCAGGAGTGGGGGATGACCGAGGATGAGGTTCCTGACACGGCAAAAGAATACGACGCAAACGTGTGGATTGTAGGTAACTACGTCATCAAGGCTGTCCTAAACTATGACCCATTAGGAGAAAAGCCTTATGCTAAAACGTCTTTTATCAAGTGCCCCGGTGCGTTCTGGGGTAAAGGTATTCCAGAAATTATTGAAGACCTGCAAAACGTGTGTAACGCTGCTGCGCGTGCGCTTGTCAACAACATGGGAATCGCTAGTGGCCCTCAAGTCGAGGTTAATCTCGAACGTCTCCCAGCGAATGAAGACATTACTCAAATCTCTCCGTGGAAGATTTGGCAGGTAATGAACGACCCGGCTGGGTCATCCGCGCCAGCAGTGCGGTTCTCTCAGCCCGAAGATAACGCCAACACCTTGATGGGTGTGTACGAGAAGTTCAGCCGATTGGCTGACGACCATTCGGGTATTCCCGCATATCTATACGGTGACCTCAATGTACAAGGTGCAGGTCGCACATCATCTGGGTTGTCCATGCTGATGGGGTCGGCTGGTAAGGGCATCCGGCAAGTGGTGATGCACATTGACGCGGACGTTACTAAACCAATCGTAGAACGCCAGTATGTGTACAACATGCGCTATGACGAGGACGAGTCCATCAAGGGCGACCTCGACATCATGCCGCGTGGAGCAATTAACCTTGCGAATAAAGAGCAGATGAATGTTCGCCGCATTGAGTTCCTGACTGCTACCGCTAACGAGATTGACATGGAGATCATGGGCAAAGAAGGTCGCGCAACAGTTCTGCGCGAAGTGGCGAAGGGTCTACAGATGCCTGTGGATGACATCATCCCATCCAAAGAAAAGAAAAATTTTGAAACCCGTACGCAGGCTCGTCTCACTATGGCGAAAGCACAGACTGCTTCGGCTACTCCTGAACCTGCGCCTACGCAGCCTGATGGCTCGCCTAAAGGTGGTATGGAAGGAAACACGGTTATGAATAGATCGTCGGGGGCTGCTGCATGATTCGCCCCGACCCACAAGTTATCAAGGCTTTCGCAGTCACGGCGCGACAGTACCCCGAGGTACTGGAGTTTCTGAGAGACTGGCGGCAGCATGAACTAGAACAACTGCCTATGGCAGTGAACAATCCTGCACCTCTACAGGGGCGGTGTCAGGTATTGGGCGAGTTGTACAAACTCGTCAAAGATGCCCCTGAGATGGCGGCAAAGGAATCATCCTCGCCCCATAATTCTTTTAACGCACACCGATAGGAGCGTACATCATGGCATTACCAGAGCAAATTCGTAAACAAACTGAGGCCGTTCAGGAACTCTACAAGCAACTCAACAGCGAGGGAACCGAAGGCGCGGAGAATACTCCATCGTCTAATGACCCTTCCCCCGACGCTGGGACGCCTGCTGAGAATGAAGCGCCTACTGCCCACAGTGCGGCTACTGAAAATGCTACGCCGTCGTCAGGTACAGAGCAAAGCAATGACGACCCAAATTCTGAGACTTATGCTCAGAAATGGCGAACCCTTCAGGGTATGTACAACGCGGAAGTTCCGCGCTTGCACTCTACAAATCGAGAATTACAGTCTCGTGTTAGTCAGATGGAGCAATTACTTTCTTCTCTGTCTGCCCCACCATCTCAGGCTCCTTCGCAAATGCAGGCTCCTGTCCTTGTCTCCGATCAAGAGAAAGAGGAGTATGGTGAGTCGCTGGATGTGATGCGAAAAGTATCGAGAGAGGAACTTGTTCCTATGATCGGTAAACTGGCTGCGCTTGAAAACGCAATCAATCAAATCGCCACCAGCCTTAACACAGCAGTTGTTCCTCAAGTACAACGTGTTGCCCATCAACAGGCAATTAGTTCTGAAGACCGTTTTTGGAATTCGTTGTCAACTCTTGTCCCCAACTGGCAGCAGATCAACAATGATCTTGACTTCCAGAGTTGGTTGCTAGAAGTTGATCCGATGACAGGGATGAATCGTCAGGTGTACTTGGAGCAGGCGCAACAAAATCTTGACGTAGAGCGTGTAGCGGCTTTCTTCGGTACGTTCTCTAAAGCCACTGGTAGATACCAACCGACTGCTAATGCTCAACCTAATCGGTCTGCCTCAGAACTTGAAAAGCAGGTAGCGCCGGGTCGCGGACGCGGCACGAACGCTCCTACTGGTCAAACTTCTCGCCAGTACTCTCCGTCTGACATTAAGGACTTTTTCAACGATGTCCGTCAGGGTAAGTACAAAGGGCGAGAGGCTGAGCGTGACCGCATCGAACGCGACATCTTCGCTGCACAGCGAGATGGGCGCATTGTTGCTAACGCTTAATTTGGAGAACTAACATGTCTTTTCCTAACGCAGGTGGCCGCCCTAACTACAGCGGCAATTTCATTCCCGAAATCTGGTCGGGCAAACTGATCGAGAATTTCTACGACGCAACTGTGTTGGCTGCTATTTCCAACACTGCTTACGAAGGCGAGATTCGTCAGCACGGTGATACGGTTAATATCCGTACCACCCCTGAGATCACCATCAAGACCTATGTCAAAGGTCAAACGCTGTCGGTTGAAAATCCTGACAAGCCAAAACTCCAACTCATCATCGACAAGGGCGAGTACTTTGCCTGTATCGAAGATGATGTGGACAAGGTTCAGTCGGACATCAACCTGATGGATCAATGGTCTAAAGACGCTTCCGAGCGTATGAAGATCAAGATTGACCAGCGCGTTCTCACCGACATCCTTCCAGACATTTCAGCCTTGAACAAAGGCGCTAATGCTGGTCGTATCTCTGGTGACATTGACCTCGGCACTACCGGTACGGCTCTCGCTATCGACAAGACCAACGTCATCGACTTGATCGTTGACATGGGTACTGTCCTTGACGAAGCCAACGCTCCTGAGCAAGATCGTTTCTTGGTTATCCCGGCTAAGATGGCTGGTTACATCAAGCGTTCTGACCTGAAGGATGCGTCTTTGACCGGTGACAGCATGACTCCGCTGCGCAATGGTCGTCTCGGCATGATCGACCGCTTCACCCTCTATGTGAGCCACAACCTGAACGTGTCTTCTGGTAAGTTCAGCGTTATCGGCGGTCACAAGATGGGTTTCACATTTGCTTCGCAAATGACCAACATGGAAACCATCCGCTCTGAAACCACGTTCGGCAACATCATCCGTGGTCTGCAAGTGTATGGCTACAAGGTTGTGAAACCTGAAGCGTTGACTCAGGCTGTTATCACCCTGTAAAGGTCGGGGGCTTCGGCCCCCGTTCGTAACTTTTTTGGAGATTTATCATGGCTACATATACCGACTCTCTGGGCTTTAACAAAGGCTCAGCCGCTTACCCTGCTGGCGATGCTTTGAATAAAGTAAGCCGAGTAGAGGTTGTTCTTGACTTCCCAGCGATCATCGCTGCGCGTTTGGCTGCTGGTGCAACCGCACTGGCTGCTTCTGACGTTCTGGAAGTTATTCCTGTCCCTGCTGGCACTGTTGTGTCCAACGTGGGTATGCAGGTAACTACTGCTGCTGGCGTGACTAGCACCATCGCAATCGGTGACGGCTCCGCCGCCGCTGGTTACTTGGCTGCTACTACAGCGAACTCTACCGGTTTCTCTGGTGGCGTTCCTGTGCTGTCGTCTGGCGCATTTGCTCCCACTTTGAGTGGCGGCAAACTGTACTCTGCTGCTGACACTATCGACATCACGATTGGTACTGCTGTACCTGCCGCTGCTGTTGTACGTGTGTTTGCAACTTTGACAGACATGAACTAAGAAACGGGGGGCTTAGGCCCCCCTTTCTTCTAAAGGAGGATAGTCATGGCTGTACTAGGAGTTAGAGCAGTACAAGTAACCACCGATGGTGTTGCCATCAGTGGGCATTGCCGTATGCTCAAAACAATGGTGATGCACAGCGGTGGAAGTGATGCCGTCGTTAAGTACTATGATTTAGATACTGCTCCTACTGGTGGTGAGCCGTTTTATTCGATCAATGCGTACGGTAAGGGGATTACACAAGTTGATATGCCCGGCGACGGAATGATTTTTGCCGATGGTGTCTATATCGACCTCCCAGCAGATTGCTCTGTCACTATTTGGTACGAGGTGGCATGATGGCTAAGACCCCAGCATGGCAACGTAAGGAGGGTAAAGACCCTGATGGCGGCCTAAATGCTAAGGGTCGCGCCGCTTACAACAAAGCCAATCCGGGTAAACCCGGACTGAAACCCCCGCAGCCTGAAGGCGGCTCCCGCAAAGATTCATTCTGCGCGAGGATGGAGGGGATGAAGAAGAAACTGACATCTAAGAAAACAGCGAACGATCCGGATAGCCGGATTAACAAAAGCCTTCGGGCGTGGAAGTGCTGATATGGAAGTCTGGGACAAACCAAGACCTAAGGGAATCGGTAAATCGAAACCTTTAACGCCTGAGCAAAAAGCGAAGGCAAAAGCAGCGGCTAAAAAAGCAGGGCGTAAATACCCTAACTTGGTCGATAATATGAACGCAGCCAAAAGGAGCAAGTAATGCGATATCTAAAAGACAAAAATGGTTTTATCTATGAGTGGAACGCAATCCTTGCGGAGAACCCTTCATGCACGGAAGTGACTGAGGAAGAAGCCTACCCTGAGCGTTTTGTCCCCAAGAAACAGAAAGGACGTAAGTCTGGATTAGTGTTGGAGACTGAGGATGTTCCAGAGGAGCCAGTCGTTGTAAATGAAGAACTAAACATCGAAGCATCTAGAGGGCTGATGTAATGATACTCGACACTGTTATCGTTGAAGTTCGCCGTATGTTGCAGGATACCAATGCAAACGCGGTGCTGCAACGCTATTCGGATACCGAGTTACTCGGTTTTGCGAATCAGGCGCTCAAGCGCATGGCAGTGTTGCGTCCTGATTTATTTGCTAAGGTGGCGGAGTTCACCACAACTGCGGGGGAGGTGCTACAAACTGCGCCTTCTGATTCCATCCGCATCATGGAAATATTCCGCGTAAAGGATGGATCAGCGGTACGGGAGACTAACCGACTAACCCTTGACCAAACATACCCAGACTGGGCAAACGACGATCCCGGCGCATGTGTGAACTGGATGCGGCATGTAAGGAACAACAATCGGTTTTTTATATACCCAAAGGCTCCGGCTTCACAGGTATTGATTATTGAATACTCCCAAGCCCCTAAGAACTACGTTCTTGGGGAGACAGTAGATTTGCTACCCGATGCGTATTTCCCCGTTGTAGTAGACGGAACAATTTTCCTTGCGGAGTCTATTGACAACGAGCATGTGAACTCAAACCGCGCCCAACTGTTCCAACAGTCTTTTGTACAGGCGTTGAGTACTAACTTCCAAGCCCGTCCGGTTACGGATACTGAGGAAGCCGGACTCCAACCAAGTCAGGTGGTGTAAATGGCTACTCGAACTTTTCTTTCCCTTGAATCTAAACTGGCTCCTAGTGTGCCGGGCTGTCCTCGTCCGACTATTGAGCAGTACGTTCGGGATGCTGCTATCGAAGTCTGTGAAAAAACTCTTGTGTGGCGGTACGAGCAGCCGCTTATTCGGTTGACACCCGGTGTCTACGAGTATGAGTACGAGACTCCTGAGAACTCAGACATCGTGGGTGTGATCCATGCCACGGTTAATGGGGAGAAGATTACTCCTCTGACTCAAGAACAGGTTCATGCGCAATACCCTGACTGGCCCTCGACAGAAACCGCAAAGCGGTCTGATCCACGCCACTTATCGCAGTTTGACCCTGACCACTTTGTTGTGGTTCCGGTTCCTGATGCCACCAAACCTTATGATGTAAAGATGTTTGTGGCGCTAAAGCCAAGCATTTCTTCACGCGGGATGGATCAGACTCCATTTGATGAGTGCGAACAACTAATTATTCACGGTGCGTTGCAGCATCTTCTCGTTCTCCCCGGCAAGTCATGGGCGGACAGGGAACTCGCTACGTACCACGCTAAACAATTCGCGTACAAGACAGCAGCCCGTCGCGCCAAGGCTAACTTGGGCGTCGCTAGGGCGTCGATGACTGTGCAGATGCGACCTTTTGCATAGGGGACACCATGAGCGACGTTATACGATTAGTCCAGAACGACAGTAAACCGGAGATTAACCTCACCCTGACGGACGAGAACACTGGGTTGCCGATTGATTTATCTGCTGGTACAACCACAGTTGTGGTTAAGTTTCGTGCAGCGGGTAGCAGCACCCTTCTGTCCACCATTACATGTACAAAAACTGACGCTGTAAATGGCAAGGTTAGTTTTAATTTTACTGGCGGAATACTTAACGTAGACCCCGGACAGTACGAGGGGGAGATCGAAATTAGTTACAACGGGGCGAAGCATACTGTGTTTGATGTGCTGCGCTTCCGCGTGCGTGGGGAGTTCTAATGCGTATTCGGGCAAGATTCTCTATAACAACGCCTTCCACGGCTACGGCGACTGTAACAGTCGTTGGGGCTGTAAAGGCGCTTGTTTCTCTTGCCTCTGAGATTACTGCTCCAAAAGCCGCTGCGGTTGTTACAGCCGGTATTCTTGCTATGTCGGCAGCGTACGCTGCACCTAAGGCTACCTATCTAGATTCCCCTCGCCTGCGTGCGGAAGTAACTTTCCCTGTTCAGTTCATGGATGGGGCTACACCTTCGGATACGGTTGCCATAGCAATAAACAAAGTGCTATTGGATGTCTCTACAACTGGGGATGCAGTTGACTACTTTACATTCACTAAGGTACTCAATGATGCCGTCACTACAACGGACTCACTGACTAAAGTCCATACGAAACCAGTTGATTTCGATCAAACGGACGCAGATGTAGACCCTGATCCTGCGTATGCAACTGATTTCCCATCGTTTAGTCTTACTCGCCCAAATATAGCCGACGATGCTGCAACGTCTGATCTTGCAGCCAAGCACACGACAAAGGTATCCCAAGATGTTGCCACAACTTCCGACGGCATTAACTTCTTGGTGGCGACGAAGGTGCTTGTGGATACGGCAGTACCGACGGACGTTATCAACTCGTTTGTTCTTGTTCGTCCTGATGTGGCGGATACGGCGACGACTTCGGACGCCAATGCTAAGACCGTTACCAAGCCTGACCTTACGAGCGCGGCGGGGGCGACAGACGCAGCGGCATACCATCCACAAGTCGTCTACTCCGATACTGTAGGTACGGTTGACGCTATAGACTATCTGAACCCGACCAAGGTTCTGGCAGACAGCGCAAGTACTTCGGACGCGGCTGCAAAAGATTTGACCCGCCCCGATGTGGCGGATACAGCAACGACTTCGGATACTGACGCGAAACAGGTTACAAAACCTGATCTTACTGATACTGCGGTAGCCACTGATGCGATCAATAGTTTCACCGGAACCAAAGTCTTAGCCGACACAGCGACAACTTCAGATGCAGATGTGAAGTCGATAACCGCAGTGTTAGCGGACTCGGTAACTGTAACCGATGTGGCGACTGCCAACATTGTTCCTGTACGCTTCTTCACAGAAGACGGCACAACATCGGATAATCTAGTCATTGCAGAATTCGCTACAGGTGTGGATTCTCGTGCGATCAACGGCTACGCCATTGATGAGTCTCAATTTAACTAAGGAGTGAATCATGATTAAAGATTCTGTAAAAGCCACCGGTAAAGTCAAGTTTGTCTTGACTGGTGAAGATGGGCAAGTAAAAGACCAACGTGAAGTAGATAACCTCGTTGTGCAGTCCGGTTTGGACTTCATCGCTGAGCGAATGAAAGACGCTACTACCAACGTCATGTCCCACATGGAAGTGGGTACGACCAATACTGCTCCGGCGCTGGGTAACACAACTCTTGCTGCACCAGTGGCTAGTAGCCGTACAGCGTTGACTAGCACTACGGTATCAACCGATCAAGTTACGTACGCCTGTACGTTTAACCCCGGCGTTGGTACTGGCGCACTGGTCGAAGCAGGTATTTTCAACGCTTCTTCTGCTGGCGACATGTTGTGCCGCACGATCTTCGCGGTGATTAACAAAGGCGCGGCGGATACGCTGACGATTTCTTGGACTGTGACGATTAGTTAATCATGCCTGCTGCTACCGTAACCAATAACGCTACTGGCGTTCTAGCCTCCAACATTGCGAGTGGGGCGACTTCGCTCACCCTACAAACCGGTCAAGGGGCTAGGTTTCCAACAATTACATCCGGATTTTTTGGCGGAGGTAATTATTTTTGGGCTACGTTGGTTGACGCTAGTAATAATATTGAGATTGTGAAGTGTACGGCGCACGCTGCTGCGTCAGACACGTTCACGGTTACACGGGCGCAGCAGAGCACTACGGCTAAGGCATATGTTGCTGGTGACCGCTTTGAAATGCGAATCACTAAAGAGCATTTCATCGAGAAAGTGTCTAAGTCTGGCGACACCATGACTGGCACACTGTATTCGCCATCTATGTACGCGGATAGCACCGACGACACTAACCCAACCGCACTTGTCAATCTTGCTTTCTTTACTGGTAGGAGAGGGTTAAAGATTGACACCTCGGCCCCTATCGAAGTGTCGCCATACGCAATAGGGTTCAAAGCACTGAACGGTAAGTGGTACATTTTATATTCGATTGCACGAAACGCGCTTATTGACCAACCATTCTTTGGTGCAGGTGGCTTGGGTAGTGAAAATAAATTTACAGAGTTGCTTGAACTGCCAACGTATGTGGATGGTAAAGGCCCGCTCAACTACTCTGAAATTATTCTTGCAACTGACCCTGCCGAAGTCATTGCGATGGCATACGACACCAATGGGTACATCGTTGCTACAGGCTTGGCGGGTATAGGCCACTTCGGTCTCGGTAACGCTGTTGACCAAACCCGCTGGCGGTTAATCTGGGACGGCACAAACGTCGCCAACTCATACTACAATAGTTGGCCTCGAAAAGTTCTTACGAACAATCGCGGTCTTGCGATTGCGGAAGCCAACACGACTGTCTGGGTGTTGACTGACCTCAATGAAATATGGGCCGCAGGTGAAGGTGCAACAGGTGCACTCGGGCGTAACTCAACAACCGATTCTAATATCTGGCAACAGACTCAAGATACGACGGGCAGCACGTTAGGATTTATCGACAACGCATGGGCAGCGGTCAACACAACATCTCCTGTCATCATATGCCGCAATCTATTCGGTGAGTGGTTTGGACTCGGTGCGGGGGCATCAGGTGTCCTTGGTGGGGCGGTTGTAACTAACCGTTTGCGCTGGACACAGATTACCGAACTACCGACAACGGCTGTCCGAAAAGTTATGTTTGCCGGGCAGAACGTAATTATCGACTGCATGATTCTGTTTGACGACAACACCCTCTGGGGCGCTGGGGACAACAACGCTGGCTCCCTAGGTGACGGCACAGTTGTTCTAAAGAGCACCTATGCTACCCGTGCAACGGATGTAGCAGACTTCTGGATGGCTGGTGCGCGATATAGCACAGGCAACAACACGACATGGATTAAAAAGACGGATGGTACGCTACACACAACTGGTGAGAGCGCGTACTACCAGTGTTTGTTCGGACTCACGACTGACCGTACTACATTCGGCGCGGCTACCGACATCCCTTCAGGATACACCATTGATACCGTGTGGCCCGGATGTGCAGAGGCGACGGCGTTTTTCTATTCCCGGTGGACAGATGGTTCTAACTATTTAATTGAGTCCGTGGGGTACGCCCCTGATGGTACTCGCGGCAACGACGCAGTAGCAGGCACAGTAGCAAGCGACATCACAAACCTGTTACCTGTGGCTCCTATAAATATTGCATATATGGAAGCCATGCACTCAGTAAATGCAAACCGTAAGGGGTACGGAATTTTAGTAACTACGACTGGGGAACTGTACGCAGTTGGGCGGGTGCAACCGTCAAGCGACGGAGGAACTACTTACGTAACCGCACCCTTCCCACACCGGGAGTCGCCGACTTTTACCACTGTATTTACAAGAGTTAAGTTAGAGGAGTACGCGCTATGAACATTACATGGGCAGTCTTAAACATGAAGGGCGTCAATGTCGGCACTCCTCTCGGTACTGTTGTCACTGAGGTTGTGGTGCAAATCACTGCAACCCAAGCCACGGCTACTGCCTCGGATAAGCGTAGCGTTAAAGTCTGCAAACCGAAACTGCGCGAGGATGGCGTTACTTGGTATACCCCAACGGTAGACCCAGAACAGTTTCTCCAGTACGATACTGTTACAGAGCAAGATGTTATTACGTGGGTGCAGAACGCATTAGGTACGGTAGAGGTCGGAGTGATTGAGGGAAGTTTGACGCACCAAGTGGAGCGTATCCTTCACGCACCTGTGATCCCTAAACCAGTAGTACTCACACCACCGTGGGGATAAGGATTTAATATGGGCGTCGCACTTGTAAAGAACAACGCATACAGCACACTGGCGGCTACGATCACCAGTTCTGACACGACTATGAACGTGGCTGTCGGGACTGGTGTACGTTTTCCATCAATCGCTGGTGGGTCGGGCGACTTCTTTTACCTAACCTTACTTGATACCTCAAACAATATCGAGGTGGTTAAGGTCACCGCTATCTCAACAGATACGCTTACTATCGTGCGCGGGCAGGATGGTACTACTGCTCGTGGGTATGCGTCTACATCGCGTGTAGAACTTCGCCCCACACAGGGATTACTCGACGATAAAGTATCTCGTGGTGGCGGTACGATGCTTGGGCATCTTGAGGCGATTGCTAATGCTACTAATAATCAGGTTCCTCGTGTCAATGAAGTAGTGAAAAAGTCTGGTGACACTATGTCTGGTGCATTGATCGTGCCAGAACTACGTGGCCCGTCCAATGTGATTGATATTCCGTCTGGGCATCGACTTGATGGTGCGGACTCTGGGGCAATTAAAGTTCCCGGAATGATTATTCAGACTGTACATAAGCAGGTAGATACAGTAACTACGATTGCTACTTCCGCAAACTTAGAGGCCAGCGTCACGGATATGTTCTTGGATATAACGCCCAAGTACAGCGACAGCAAAATCTGGGTATTGATGGACGTAACTTGCGAGCAGAATAATCACAATATAGTTTTCCGTTTGACGCGAAATGGCACAGCAATCGGTAACAATAGTGCTGTACCCCTACAAGGATGGGTTGGTTGGAAATCTGGCGTATACGATTCCAACGACGACTCGACTCCTCAATCTCGGTTAATGTCCTATATGGACTCCCCGGCGACTACAAGTACTCTGACCTACCAGTTGCGGTTTATAAACCACGGTAATGCGGTCACGTTTTATCTTAATCGGGCTGTCAGTGGCGCTGTGGTTGGGCAGTCCGGCTACGAAATTGCCACCAGTTCGGTAACGCTGATGGAGATTGCGCAATGAATAAGTACGATATTACGCACGCCATTCAGTCTCTTTGCCCCGGCGCGTCGTGGTCTATTATTGGGGAAGATTACAGCACGTTGAAGTGGCGGGATACCCAGATTGACAAGCCCACAAAGGCGCAACTTGACGCTGAGGTATTGCGGCTGAACCGCGAATGGAGTAGGGCTGAGTACCAGCGCAAGCGTAAAGCGGAGTACCCCCCTATTACAGATTATCTAGATGCTATCGTAAAAGGTGACACTGCACAGTTACAGCGATATACTGACATGTGTTTGGCTGTCAAGGCCAAGTATCCAAAGCCGGAGTAAAGCATGGGCGTACAGATTAAAAACAATGCGTTCAGTACCATCCTTACAGGGATTAACTCCTCAGCGACTACTATTAGTTTGGCTGTTGGTGAGGGTGCGCATTTTCCTGCGGCGTCCGTAGCCTCTGGCAATTACTTCTATGTCACACTCCTTGATACCTCTAATAACCTAGAGATTGTAAAAGTAACTAACCGCACCAACGATACACTTACTGTAACACGCGGACAAGACGGAACAACTGCACGTTCGTTTGCTACAGGAGATCGTGTCGAATTACGTGTAACAGCCGCTTTACTTGGCGACCTTCCTATACGTACTATCAACGAAGATGATCTTGAGGATGGAGCAGTAGTCGCTTCTAAACTGGCTGCATCGGGTGTGTCTGCCGGTACATTCGGTGGGAACGGTTTAACGCCTAGGCTTACCGTCAACAGTAAAGGTCTGGTTACTTCTATTACTGAGGACGCCGTTGTAGTAGATAGACAGATTTTCACCGGTGATGTAGCCGGTGCAGCCCCTACTAACTTCACATGGACAAAGCCTAATAAGGGTACATACGCCCTAATCCAGATGTGGAGTGGTGGCGCTGGCGGTTCCCGTCAAGCGGCGAACGGTACACAGGCCCATGGCGGTGGTGGCGGTGGATACCTCGAAAAAATTATTCTCCTTACAGACCTACCAAACGCATCCTATAGCGGTTCTGTAGGTCAGGGCGGTGCAGGAAAAACCGGTGTCAACGGAGACGGTGCTTCGGGCGGCACGACTACGTTCCTAGGCTACACCGTAGGCGGTGGAGAAGGCCGAGTCGCATACCAACAAGGGTATAACTGGGGCGGCGGTAATATGAGCCAATCTGCTCTTGGCGGCGCTCCATTTACTACGCTACCCGGCGGACAGCATGATGGTATCCAGAACATGCTGAACACAGACAGCACATGGTTAGCCTATATCACTCAAACTGCTACTTACAGTGGCGGCGCAGGTGTCCGAAAAGACACAACTAGATACCAGTTAGTTGGGGGTTTTTCTGTGGCCGATGGTCGAGGGCAGCACTCGATCTACGGCGGTGGCGGTGGCGGTGGCAAGCCCGTTGCTGCTGGCGCAGCAAGCCCCGGTGGGCAGTCCATGGTTGGTGGCAATGGTGGAACATCAAGTGAATTTAATGCTGGAGCCGGTCAGAATGGAAATACTCCCGGTGGCGGGGGTGGTGCAGGGTTCAGTGCTGGCGGTAACGGCGGCGCAGGGCGTGTGGTTATAACTGTTTGGTAACTTAAAGGAGAATTGAAATGCCTCTCAAACTAATGTCAGATTCAGAAGTGCGTCGTAAGCAAGAAGACGAAGCCAAGCGTAAAGCCGTCGCTGGGTACAAAAACGGCGGCAAGGTAATGAAACCTTGCGCCGGTTGCTCCAGTCCTGCTAAGTGCAAGGCTGCGGGTAAATGTATGAAAAAGAAGAAATAACAAAGCGCCTCGTGCGGAAAGGTAAATCATGGATCAGGTGGTTTTCAACTGGGCGGTTGCCATTGCCGGATTTTGCGGAGGATGGATTTTGAAGATCATCTGGGACGCGATTCAAGACCTGAAGAAAGATGTTCGGGCTATCGACACCAAGATGCACGAGGATTTTGTGCGCCGCGATGACTTTAAGGATGCGGTACGTGAAATCAAAGATGATATGAAAGACGGTTTTAACAAGATTGACACTACCCTTGGGCTTCTATTTAAGAAGTTAGAGAACAAGGAAGATAAGGATTAAAAATTGGATCCAATCACAGCCTTTGCCGCAGCCCAAGCCGCAGTAGCGGGGGTTAAGGCTGCGATCAATTTATACAAAGACGCAAGAGGTGCGGTTAAAGACATACATTCGATTGCGCATGAAGTTACTTACCATCTAGGTAGTTTCTTTGAGGCGCAGGAGGTAGTTGCAAAGGCTAGTAGCCAGAAGTCGCTGAATCCGTTGAAGCGTCTGTCCGTGGACAGCGAAGCAATGGAAAATGTAATGCGGGTAAGGCAGTTGCAGCAATACGAAATTGAGTTAAGAGAGTTGATTATCTACCAGTGTCCACTGCCCGGACTGTGGGATGACTTTCAGTTAGAGCGGCGTCGTATCCGCGAAGAAAGAGCAGAAGAAGAAGCGCAAGAAAGACGACTTGCAGCAAAGGCAAGAAAGTTGCGGCAAGAATTTAAAGAAAAAGTTGCCTTGTACGGTCTAATAACGGGATCGGTTCTATTTGTAGTTTCCGTGGTGTCGTACATGTTTTATGTGATTGCACAACACGCAAGGAGTTAATGATGATACCAATAGTAGGCGCACTTCTAGGCACACTTGCAGAAAGCGGACTCACGCTGTTGTCGAGTGCTATCCAAGCCAAAGGTAAAGATGTTGTTGAAAAAACTCTTGGCGTAAAGATTCCTGATAACCCAACTCCAGAAGATGTCGCAAAACTTCGGCAACTTCAGTACGAGCATGAGGAGCGTTTGCTTGAGTTGGGGATTGAAAAAGCCAAGATGGAATTGGCTGAGTTAGATTTACTTGCTAAGGCTGCTCAAAACGACGCTGACAACATCACAGACCGCTGGCAGGCAGATATGACATCTGACTCTTGGCTATCCAAGAACATCCGTCCAATGTCGCTTATCGCTATTTTCATGGGGTACTTCCTATTTGCCATGATGTCGGCCTTTGGGTACAACGCCAATGAATCCTATGTCACCCTTCTAGGTAACTGGGGTATGCTGATAATGGGTGCGTACTTTGGTGGGCGCACGGTTGAGAAACTGGCAGAAATGAGAGGGAAATAATGAGCCTCGCTACAGAACAAGCAGCGTTCCTTTTGGATATATGCAAACTCATCCAGTACGCTACTGACCAAGGATTTATGGTAACTGGTGGGGAACTTGCACGTACCCCTGAACAACAGGCTATCTACTTCAAAACCGGTCGGTCTAAGACTATGAACAGCATCCATTTGAAACGCTGCGCAATGGACTTAAACTTCTTTAAGGACGGTAAAATCATCTGGAGTAAGGAAATCATTGCTCCTGTAGGTGCGTACTGGGAGACGCTGCATCCTAAGAATCGTTGGGGCGGCAACTTCAAATCGCTAGTGGATTGCCCACACTTTGAACGGAATGTCTAAATACCATGGCAGCAATTAAACTCAGCAAGTTTCTAGGGGCGGCTCCAAAGATCAGCCCGGAGTTACTGCCGGATGCTGCCGCACAGATTGCGTCAAACGCTAAGGTCTACTCAGGCGATCTTATCCCATATCATCAGTCAATAATCGTAGACAACGTAGGTAGAAACGGCGTCATAAAGTCAATCTATCCTATGCGTAACCCTAATGACGCTACCGATCTAAAATGGCTGTCATGGCTAACCGATGTGGACGTAGCAATCACTACTGCGTTGACAGAGGAAGAACAGCGTATCTATTACTCCGGTGATGGCGCACCTAAGGTTACTAACTATGACTTGGCAATTCAGGGTGCAGGGCCATACCCAGTTGATGCGTATGACTTAGGACTACCGCTACCGGAGACTATTCCTACTACAGTAGTAACGTCTTTTACTACAGCCACTACTGCGTCTTATGCTCGTGACTCTGGCAATATCGCAACGATTGTTACTGGGGCTGCGCATAACTTAAAGACCGGGCAAATCGTTACTGTTTCGGGTTTCTCTACAACCACGGCTAAGACGTTTAATGCCACCAACGTCCGTATCACGGTGACGAACTCTACGTCGTTTACTTACTTTAACTCCGGTGATGCAGTATCTACAACTTCGGATACAGCCGGTAAGGTAAACCTTGCGGGTAATACTGTTACACGTAACTATGTATTCACATGGTTGACAGCATGGGGTGAGGAATCTATTCCATCTGATCCATCTGTAACTGATTACTTGAAAGAAGGTCAGACAGTTACAGTGGGAAATCTACCTACTGTGAAGCCATCGGGGAATTACTACATCTCTGGTATACGGTTATATCGTACTATTACATCAAGTAGTGGGACAGATTATTTCCGGCTACGCACAATATGGTTTCCGGTAGTGGTGTCCTCAGCATCGCGTGCTTCTAATACAGTTACGCTGACTACTGCGACCCCACATAATTTACTTGTGGGGGATAAGGTAAAGGTAACTGGTATTGCGTTTGGTGGAACTCCTGATACCTCATTCAACATCACTGACGGTATAGTCACCGCTGTAGACGGAGAGTTTGAGTTTAGTTATGTGAAGAACGGTTCTAACAAGGCGGATACTGCTTGCTCCGCAGGTACACTTTACTGGGACATATCGGAGCCAGAGACTAGCGTATCCAGATACTATGAGTCAAACACGTTCATCGACGATTATGACTCAGACGCGCTATCTATAAACTTAACATCACAAGATTACGATGCCCCACCCGCAGATATGCAGGGGCTTTCTTCAATTCAAAACAACATTCTTTGTGGGTTTACTGAGAATGAGTTGTGCTTCTCTGAGCCTAACAAACCATGGGCATGGCCTGCTAGGTATCGGCTCGTTTTTGATTCTAGGATTGTGGGTATATCCCCTATCGCGGGGTCGGTGCTGGTGCTAACTGAGTCTTACCCATTCTTGGTTAGTGGTAATACTCCAGCCAATATGTCATACGCACGTATTGATGCTCCATACCCATGTACTTCTAAACGCGGTATTGTGAACATTGGCTATGGTGTTGTGTTTCCTACCTACGGCGGTATTGGTGTGTACAACCCATCCGCCGGTATCGACCTTGTAACCAAACTTGTTCATGACTGGGACACATGGGATCGTGACCTTAACCCAACAACGCTTGTTGCTGCGTTCTACGCAGGAAAGTACTTTGCTTCACATTCGGCGGGTTCTTTTATTTTTGAGCGTGAAGACAAGGTTGGTGGCTTTTTCGTCACCGCTCCTGTGGTGTTTAATGCTGCCTACTATGACTCTCGAACCAATACGTTCTACTTTATTTCGGATACATCCGGGTCGTTATCTGAGTGGGACGATGATACACAGCCACTACTTCCACTAGAGTGGAAGTCTAAAGTCATTGTCACCAAGGATTACATGAATCTTGGTGCAGCACGGGTGGTCGCTGACTATTCTGTACCCTCCGAGGAAACCGAGGCTATTCTTACGTACAACACAACAGTGGCCCCGCATAACGCCGAGATATGGTCGTTGGTTCCTCAGTTGGGTACTATCAATGGCCCTGTAGACTATGTTGACCCAAATACCTCAGCGCATGTGGATGTTTTAGGCACAGTCAACAGCATGATGGTAAACGGCGACCCGGACTTAACTATCTACCTAAAGTCAATTACTGGCGCGTTCCCTGTGACATTCAAACTTTGGGCAAATAAAGAGTTGGTCTGTGATGTGACTGTCGATAACTCAGAAATATTCCGGTTACCGGCTGGTTATAGGTCAGATACATTTGAGGTCTCTGTATCTGGTTCGGCTCGCATACGAGCCATCCATGTGGGCGAGACTCCCTTCGGATTGAGGTCAGCATAATGAGTTACGCATCATTACCAGCCGTACCACAGGTAGGAATCCCTGAGTGGCAGTTCCAATTCCTGAACGGTGTAAAGCAAAACGTGGAAATCTTAACTGGACAGCGGGGGGATACTGGGTATCAATCCATTATTGCTGGGCAGGTGGGGGTACAACCCATAGGAGATTTGAACCTAAGACAGGTGACAGCAACCGGTGCTGGGTTTACAATAAGTGGACAAGATGTCGCTGCTTTGGCTGACTACTCCAAACTTATTGTAGATGTACAAACATTGATTGGAGATGTAGCATACATCAAAGATGTGCTTAATGCTCTGATTAGTCAACTAAAATCATAGCGACTCGAAAGGATACGATCATGTCAAAAGGAAACGGTGGGCAAGCATGGATGCAAAATCTAGGCTTGGATAATGGTTTTTCCCCCAACGCAGGTATGCGCAGCCCCGGTTTTGGTTCCGGTGCGGCTCCGGCTACAACCGCGCTACCCGCGTCTTTAGCCAGTCTAATTAACCAACAAGGGCAAGGCTTGATGGGCGGTGGCGGCGGCGGTGGCGCTCCTGATGGCGGTATCAACATGCAAGCCCTTCAGACACCTCCAACGGGGACAATAGCGTCTAACCCCAATTACCCTGTACTCGACTTCCGTATGCAGCCTACATACGCTGATGGCGGGCAAGTAGGCCCAATGGGGCAACCCATGATGGGCGGCGCTCCAATGCAAGGTGGTATGCCTATGCAAGGTGGTATGCCTATGCAAGGTGGTATGCCTATGCAAGGTGGCGGTGGAGAGCCTATTGATTACGAGGAGATGGAAGGCGAGATTCAGAAGGTAATGCAGAGTAATCCTCAGGTCATTACTCAGATGCGGCAGGTAATTATGCAGGCTATCCAGTCTGGCGAAATGACCATGGAGCAACTGAACACTGCTGTGCAACTGGCTACGGCTGCGGCACAAAACCCTGCGCTTTACCCCCGCCTACGCCAACTGGCTATCCAACGCGGACTGGCTACTGAGCAAGACCTTCCGCAAGAATACGACCAAGCGGTTGTGTTCTCCATCCTGATGGCTGGTGCTGCGGTGCAGCAAGAACTTCAAGGTGCGCAATCCGGTGGCCCAATGCAACAGTTGGCTAACGGTGGTCGTGTATCAACATTTAATGACACCTTCCGCCCCGGCTTCAACATGGGTGGTGACATCCCTGAAGAATGGTCGCCCTCCAAAGACAAGACAGGCCGTGCAGATGATATTCAAATCCGTGTGTCTGGCGGGGAGTATGTCATCCCTAAACATGTTGTCGAAGCCAAAGGTACGGATTTCTTCGATATGCTATTGGATAAGTACAAGAGGGGCGACGAAAAGGAGAAGGATAAGTCATGACGTACCAAACAGGGCCAGAGTTTATGGAGCCGTCTCCTCTTGAGGAGGAGTACCAACCGCTTCTACTTGCCACGCCAGCACATGTTGAGGCGTACTGGCCTTGGGTGCGCCCGCTCTTAAATCGCTGCGTCAAAGAAACAATGAACGGCGAACTGGAAGTTGATGACATTAAAGCCCTTGCCATTCACGGTAAGGCTTTTATTTTTGTGCTGACAAACGACAGAACTGCTACCAATCCTGAGCGTGATGTTCGTCTAGCACTTGCTGTAGAAGTAGTTCAATACCCACGATTGCCAGCCATGAACGTGCTTGCGATTGGGGGTACAGATGTGGCTCTGTTTCATCGTAAGTTTTGGCAGCAGTTCTGTGGCTGGGCTTATATGAATGGGGTAAGAGCCATAGATGGGTGGGTAGGCCCAGCAATGAAGCGGATGCTTACTCGATATGGGTTTAAGCAGGTTTACTCACACATGAGATTGGAATTAACGGAGGCTCCAAATGTCTAAGCAAATCACTTTCGACAACATTCAGTTTGTCTCGTACGGGGTACACGATACGTTCCCCGGAAAACTAAACCCGATTGCCGCTGCTATTCGTGGCGAGTCCGAGATGGGCGGCGGTGGCGGTAACATCTTTAAGACTATCGTTGCGATTGCGATTGCTGTTGCGATCCCTGTCGTCGCGCCTAAGATTGCGTTGGCACTCGGCTCAAGTTCCATCCTAGCCTCTGCTGGTGTTGGTGCGGTGATGGGTGCAGCCGGTGCAAAACTTACTGGTGGCGACTGGAAAACTGGTGCGCTGATGGGCGGACTGGGCGGCGGTATCGGTTCGTGGCAGGCAGGTAACAGTTTCTTGACCAGTGCTAACCCTGCACAGGGTACTGTAGGCTTCGCAGCGCCGAGTTCTAACACAGCAGTTATCACGAATACTGGTAGCGGAACTGGTTACTTTGATGCCACAAAGAACGCATTTATTGACCCGTCCACTGGCACTGTAATTCCTAACGCAAACATTGCTTACGGCGGTACTGTTCCCGCAGATATTGCGACACAGTTGAGTTCAGGCGCAACAGTAAACCCACAGGTACTTGCCAACAGTATGCAAGCCGGATCGGTTACTGCAAATACTTTTGCTGGTGGTGCGAAGGCGTTGGGGTCTTCTACACTGTATGACCCGAATTTTGGTACAGGTGCATTTGTTGGGGCAGGCGGTACTTCTCCCGCATACGCAGGCGCAGGGCAACCCGTAGGTGCAGCCTACCAAGGTACTACACTAAACGCTGGCGCAGATGGAAAGCCCGTGTTCGACGCAACTTCTGGGCAGCCTGTCGTACAGACCGGTGGGGGCGGTACTGCTACGGCTTCTGCTGCCGGGGATCAATCGTACTTCCAAGCCTTGAAGGGTAGAGTGACTGATCCATCTAAGATGGCTGATATGACCTTGATGATGACGCCTCAGATCGTTGGGTCGATTTACGCATCACAGGCTGGCAGAGAACAACAGAAACGTATTGACGAATACCAAGCAGAACTCAAGCGTCTTGAAGGTCAAGATCAGCAAGCGTACGAAGCCAAACTCAAAGAGTACAACGACTTTGTTGCGCAGGCTAAGGCTATTAACCCTGACTACTGGGCGCAACAAACTGCTAACGCCGCACAAGTCCAAGGCGCAAAATCTTTGGCTGAAGGTTTCCGTGACGACCGTTTTGCAGGTCTGCGTTCACCCGGCTACGGTGCTTCAGAACGTCGTCGTGCGACTCTGGGTCTTACTGCTAACGTCGGTAGTGCGTATGACAGGGGCTATGCAGGTGGCTTGGATATGCGCAACACAGCATTGTCGCGTGCGCAAAGTATGTATCCAACCGCACCTCGTGGTATGCAGGCAGGTTTGAAAGACATAGCAAGTATGTACTCTGACCTCGATACGTCTCGTGCGTTGGCTGGTCAGGGTGCTACTAAGATGGCTTCCTATATGACATATCCGCTGTTGTCCAAAGATACTCGTGATATATATCGAATGGGTTAAGGAGAGACAACATGGCTGGACTTGATGCGTTCTTTAGGTCAATCCCTGCGAACGAAGACGCGCAGTTTGAGACTATGCGCCGTATCCCACAAATGCTGGGTGCGGTACAACAGACTGATGACTTCTACCGTGGCGAGCGGCAACGTGCAGAACTCCAGCAACGGCTCCCAACAGTAACGGATAACGTCGCTGGGTTGCAGCCCGTTGGCTTCACAATGCCTCCGTCGGTGTTTGATGTAACGAACAAACCGATGCCGGGTAACCGTTCGCCGTTTGCTACTCCCTATGTAGTGCGTGAGCCTGCACCTGTCCCTGTTCCTGCACCTGCACCTGCCGATGGTAGGGTTAGTTCCTCTGTAAATACCGCTGTTTCTATACCTGAACCTGCACCTGCCCCTGACGGCGGCCAGAAACCGGTAGACGCGACTACATACCTACAAAACTGGGAAGCCAAGAACGGCAAACTTCCCGAGACCGTACGCGCTCAGGCTTACCAAAACGCACAGGGTAAAGGCGCGTCGTTGACTGTGCCTGACTACACCCCCGGCGGTAAAAGCCGCGTTGGTGAAGTAGACGCTGCTATTCCAAACTATAAGGTTATCGACCCTAATGTTGCTGGCTGGAATCGTGATACGGCTATGCTACAGAACCAGACTGCAATCAATACGTATCGAGATAATATCCGCAATAAACTTGCTACGGGTGATTATGGCCTCGCAGGTAATATATTTGGAAGTATCAAAGGGTACTTTACCGATACCACGCAAGAGGCTGCTAAACGTACGGCTATCCAAGGCGCTCTTGACTGGTTCAACAGTAAAGAGGCTATCGACTACTTCAACCAAAACCCGAACGCACTCCCACTGGCAAATCTTGACCCAGTAGGTTTTGTAGACTCGTTTAAGAAAGAAGCAGGAATACGTGAATCACGCCGTCAAGGTACTGCGGCAAAAAATACTGCTGCTAACGCCGCTACTGTAGTTGACCAGATCGTGCCGATCATTGAGTACATCGAGAGTCGTGGAAACGTCAACGCAGTCAGCCCTAAAGGTGCGCAGGGCGCAATGCAGATTATGCGTGAAACCGGTAAAGACCCCGGTTTTGGTGTTACTCCGCTACGAAACAACTCTCCTGAGGAGAACCGCAGATTTGGTCGTGACTACTTTGCGGCAATGCTTAACTACTATAAAGGCGACGTTTACAACGCGTTGGCTGCATACAACTGGGGGCCGGGCAATGTAGACGCTTGGATCAAGGGCGGCAGCAAGCAAAACGCAATGCCTGCTGAAACTAAGAATTACATCGCGCAGTACAACAAACTGGCTAAGACTGGCGTACCGAAAGCCAGTAATCAGGTTGCGGCGGTTGGTAAAACTATCGCTATTGGGGATAGCCTAGCCGAGGGTTTTGCAAAAGCAAACAAACTAGAAGGCTCCTACAAAACAGGTGCAAGCCCTACGGCTGTCCTGAAGATGCTGCAAGACTACACAGCAAAGAATGACATCAAAGGAGTAACCGTCTATCTTGGTACAGGCTTACCCAACAACCCTGCCGAACGTACTGCGGTAGAGCAACAGGTTGCTCTCATCAAGTCTAAAGGCGGTATCCCCGTTATCTTCGGTACTGGGCCGGGCACACAGAAAAACCCGACAACTGGGCAGAATGATTTCCTGTCACAGGTAGCGAAAGCAAGTAACGTCGAGTTCACTGGCCCACTTGCGGACTTATATCCATCGGTTGCCAAAGACGCGATGGGGCTGCACTTGAAGCCACAAAATTATCAGGATTTGTATGGGCGGCGTAGAGTTCAGGTAGACAACACTGGTCGTACAGTAGTTCGCTCCGATGCCCAGAATGTTCAAGTTTCACCGGGTGTGCGCCAAGATCAGCCAGCGGCAGAAGTCGTTGCGCAACCAGCGGGTGTTGTTCCTAAGGATGATCTCAAAGACGATGATGTCTTAAAGCGTATTCGTGTTGCGCTGTCGATGACACCTGCGCAACATAACTTTGAGACAAACCAGTTGTTGTACCAACGTAATACGGCTGTGCAGCAGTACCAGCAATCTCGTGCTGCTACCGAACAGTTCTACAAAAACGAAATTGCACTTGCTTCGCAGAAGCGTCAACAGTTGGCTATGGAAGCCGAGGTTGCTCGTCGTAATGGTTTGATTAAAGAGGCTCAGGCTAAGTTAGAGGAAATTCGTACGCTGGATGGGCAGATCAATAAGTCTAGACTCCAATACCAGAATGACATGATAACCATTGACCAGTCGATTCAGAAAGGTTTGGAGGGTGTTGACAACAACTTGGGTATGGCTATCGCATATCAAGCCTTTTCTGATTTTCAGTACTCTAATAATCCACAGCGGCTTGAACGTATTTGGTCGTGGTACTCCGGGCAAGAGATTCGTATCCAACCACGTACTGACGGCAAGTTCAATTTGTATATGCCAGTAGACGGACAACTGCAAGTCGTCAACGTGTTTGATAAGCCCACTATGGCTGATACCGCAATGCGAAATATTGACAAGGCGTATCGCCAGAGAAAGCAGGACGCTGAGGCTGCGCTGTACAGTGAACAATTTAAGACAGAGTTAGAAACCGCAAAACTCATTAAAGTCGAATTCGTTAAGGGGATTAACGCACTCAAAGTGGAATCCTTTAAGAGCGATACTGAACTGATTAAGAAAGCCATGGAGCAGCAGGGCTTTGAGTCCTTGCAAAAAGTAATCAATCCGGATGGTGGTGAATCCTTGGTAGGCGTATCAAAAGACAGTAACTATATAGTGCGTATTGACATGAACGCCGCTAAGATGGGAACAGACGGTAAATATCCAGCGGAAGCGGTAACAATAATCCCAACTGGTATGAACCGTGGGTTGAACACCAATAGAAAATAAGTAGAGGTATAAATGGCTGACCAAGGACTGACGGTAGGACTTCCTTATGGGCTGACACCGCAGCCGGGTGGTGGTACGGGAGGTATTGACCTAGGCCGCTACTCTGCTGCTCTGGATGCTGCTGCCCCACGACCTCAGGCTCCGGCTTTCCAGCCATTCATTCCTGCTGCTACGGTCGCATACAGCCCGTCAACCAACAGGTTGTTTGTCAACGGTACTACGTTTGACGCTGACAACGACACAGCGGTTGTAGAGTCACTAAAAAATATGCGCCCTGATGGTGGGCGTACTCCGCTACCTGATGGCGATTGGCGTCCTGTATCGGTAAGTGGCTACCTATCCCACGCTAAGAGCATCGCTGACCCAACCACATGGCAGTTAATGAAGAAGAACTTCGGTATCGGAGTTGACAATCTTCAGTTGCTTGGTGGCTATGGTCTCCAGTTCCTTGGAATGGAGAAAGTTGGTAGGAATGTAGTCGAACAGCAAATCCAAGACCTGTCCCGTAATCAGGTGTACCAGCGTGAGTTCACCGGTATCGGCGACAAGAGAGACTACGGCATGGGTGTTACATCCGGTGACCGTGGATTGTTTGACTGGTTCGCCGCTAACCTTGCGCAGCAAGGCCCGAATCTTATTGAATCCCTTGTGACCGGCGCAGTCGGTTTTGTTGCTGGTGGCGCAGCAGGTGGTGGCCCGAACCCTGTGACTGCTACGGGCGGCGCGATTATGGCGCTGACTGGTAAAGAGACTTTCAAGAAAGGTGTGATGCTGGCAGCGCAGAAGCATCTGCGCGGTGAAGCCCTTGACGCAGCCGAGACAAAACTTCTACGCGAAGCCGCCGGTATCACGGCAGCAGCGGCGATCAAGAACCCATCAGCATCCCGCGCTTTGATTCCTTACGACGCGGTACTGGCTGCACAGGCTAAGACCCAAGCCGAACGACTCATCATCCAGCAAGAAGCGGCTGCGTTACGGCAGGCTGCGCAGAACACTGTATCGCAGTATTACAAACGCGCCGGTCAAATCGGCGGGGCTACGCTTGCTACCACGGGGCAAAACATTGCCACTGGTATTTCTGACATCTACGGAGAAACCCTAGAGAGTGGCGACGGGCAAGGTGATCGCCTGATGGCTGTGGCTTTGGGTATCCCCTATGGCCTCGCAGAATCCGCCGCTGAGTTCTTGGCTGCAAGTCGCATTTTTGGTGTGGGTGGTACTCCACAATGGATGTCCCGTGGCGCACTGGGCGATATTAAAACGCTTGGAGGTAAGAGCCTTGAAGTTGGTCGGCGTCTTGCTACGGGTACAGCCGTTGGTGGTTTGGCAGAAGGTGCGACTGAAGCCTTTCAAGAATCGCTAGGTATCTACGCCAACAAGGATGTCAACATTGACTCTCCTGAAGGACGCCGCCGTATCCTGAACGCCTTCGCCGCTGGCTTTGGCGTTGGTGGCCCTATTGGTGGTCTGAGCAATCTTCGTGACAACAAACTAGCAGTAAACCTTCTAGACAGCGGTAAAGACCCATCGCCACCTACTACTGGTGGGGCTGTAGTTCCGGTCAACCCACCACCATCTCCGCCTACTGCACCTACACAAGGCGGCACGTTTACTCGTGAGTTCCCCGCGTTGCCTCCACCCCCTCCTCCTATGTTGGGTGGGCCAACGCAGCCCGTAACGCCGTCTGGTGACCCGATGATGATGGTCACGCCTAGTGGCGTGGCTTACCCTGACCAAATGCTACGGCAACAAGGTAACGTCCCGCCCGGTGCAACGCAGGGTTCGCAAGGTGTACTTGATGTATTTGGCGGTAGCATCTCTGCACAGGAATTGGCATCCCGCATGGGCGGGCAAGTTCAGTACAAGAGTGTGAAAGACCTTCAGATTGGTCTACTAAATGAAGACCCTGAAGCAATCGCTTATGCACGGCAACTCGGTATTATCCCTAATACGCAGCCACTTGGTAGGCCTACTTCTGATCCTCGTCAGGGTGCATTGCAGTTCGCTCCACCTGCACCTCAGGCTCCGTTCAACAATCAGATGGCTGGTCAACTGCAACAAATGCAAGACCAACAGGCACGTAATGCTGCGTTCCAACAGGCTGAAGCCGCTGCCGCTGCGCAGCGTGAGGCTGAGTTAGAACGTCTGAATTTGGCAGCACAGAATCAACGACAACTGGACTTGGCTTTCCCACAGGAAAGCACACCGCAGACACCTTCGTTGCCAATGACTGCGCCCCGTGAGCGCACACCCCAACAACTCCCGCTGTTTAAGCCGCGTGATCTACCTCGCCCCTCGCGTGCAGAGGGTCTGCGTCGTGGCGTGGGTACACAGTTACCTGAGCCTGTTGCACCTGTAACACCAATAACTCCCGCTGATCTTCGCCGCATGGGGCAGATGGCGTTGTTCACCCAACGAGGCGAACCCACAGTCGCAGCACTCAAAAGCGTAGCCAAGCCACAACAAGTTGTACCAACTGCGCAGACCGGCGCGACGCAGGCTCCTCCAACAGGCGCACCCGTTACAGCCAACACTGTTGTAGCAGCACGCACCGCACAGAATCTAAAACGTGGTTCCGGCACAGTGTCCTTCGAGGATGGTTCGACCTACTCTGGGCAATTAAAGAATGGCGCTCCCCATGGGCAAGGCACTATGACCTACGCAGACGGTAGTAAATACGTCGGCGGCTGGAAAGATGGTGTCGTGAATGGACAGGGACGCTTTGAAGATACCGACGGAACTGTCATGGAAGGCAAGTTCGTCAAAGGTGAGTTCCAAGGGGAGGTACAAAATGCCGTTCAAGAGCGAAGCACAACGCCGCTGGATGCACGCAAACGATCCAGAGATGGCAAAAAAATGGGAGAAGGAGACACCGGACAGCCAAAAACTACCGGAAAAGGTCAAACCCTCAAAGCAAAGAAGCAAGAAGATAAGCCAGAAACTATTCGGAAAAACCTAGTCAAGACTGGTCGAGCAAATCCCACAGTAAAGGAAGCACCAAAGGGTACTACCCTGAAGAAAGGTAAGACCACGGAAACGACTCAGAAGCAGGAAGAACCTGAGCCTGCTACTGCTGAAGAACAGTGGGAAGATAAGAAGCCTGAGAACGCACCGACGTTTGACAAACTAAACCCGACGCATCAGCAGTCGTGGCGCAACCTTGTCTCTCGTGGCAAGGCTAGTATGGCTGAGGCCGACCTTCTAACTGAATCGTATATCGACGAGCAAAAGGAAGAAGGTCTGCTCAAGGGTGAACTGACTCCTCTAAGCGTGGTCAATGACGAGATCAATAACGTCGAAGAAGCCACGACACTTAAAGACAAAGCCGACGCACTAAATACTGTAGTTCGCTATGCGTTCTTCTCGCCGGAAGAAACTAACCTTGCTGAGGCTGTAGCCCGCGCTCGTGAGTATCTGAACAGCAAGAACTGGAGTACCACTGAGCGTGCGCTCATCAAGCAAATAGTACTGAACGAGGTTAATACCCTTCAGACTATCGAAGCCGTGTACACCCGTGGTGAAAACAAGGGTATGGAGAAACCTTGGTTTAAGTTTGCGCAAGAAAACGAAATGCTGCCGCAGATTAAAACCAGACTTACCGGCATCAGTGTGAACGATGCGCAACTCTACCTTGATGGCGGGCAACTACGTCCTGACAACTTCCCCAAAGACACGTTGAAGAAACTCAAGCGTGGGGGTACAGAAGCCAAGGACAACGGAGCCAACGATTTCACCAAGCGTAATCCTGCTACTAAGTTGTGGGACGAGATAACTCGCCTCAACTCTAACCGTATGGCGTACACCACCAAGCAACAGCAAGACGCTATCAATAGTCTGAAAGCCCTATATGCTGATGTGAAAGCCGCTGGCCTAGAAGATTGGGAGACCCCTGCTGGTAATCCAATCTCTGCCTACTTTGACGGCAACACCCCCAAGACCCGTACACCTAACGGCAAACTACGTGTCTATATTCGTGAAGTCTCGGATGCTGAGATCAAAAACTTTGAAGCAGAAGATCGCGGTGAGGTTGATGCTGATGTTAAGATTTCTGAAGAAGGCCAAGTCAAGGGTGACTATAAGGCTCCGTTCAGTCTTGATGACTGGAACTCCTACGGGTCTAACAGTCGTGACGATACTGGTCGCTTCGAGCGTGATGACGGTACACCAATTACCAGCCCAGTACCTATGGGTAAGGTCAAGATGTTGGTGGCTAACTTCCTATCTCGCCTGACGGTCAAACCACGTACCTTCATTTATAAGAATCAGGCTGACCTCAAAGCACGTAACCCTGAACTGTATGCTCGCGCTGCCAAGGCTCGCCCTCAAGGTGACTTCGACAATGTGTCGGCTGTAGCGTACTCGTTTGGCGGTGATACCGTTATTGTGTTCGCAGACCGTGTGGCTACTGAGCAGCAGTTGAATTTTGTGATGGCGCACGAAGCCATCGGTCACATCGGACTGCGTAGTCTGATTGGCGAGAAGCAGTTCAACGCTTTGATGGAGCAGGTCTACAAGAACAGCCCGGCTGTTCAGTCTTACGTAGATGCTGCCATGTCGGTAACCGACCAGTCCAAAGCCGAAGCCACTGAGGAATACCTCGCAGACTTTGCAGCACAGTTGGACTCCAGCCTGTTGGCGCGTATCTGGAACTCTATCAAAGGTGCATTGAACAAACTAGGCATTAAGTTTGGTGATGAGATGGCAAGATTCTTTGTCAACCAAGCACGCGCATACACTCGTAACGGCCAGACATCGCAGTTCTTCAACGCTAAAGATGTTGCACAACGTATGGTGGGTATGGCCCACAATCAGGACATCGACGGGTCGGGACGTTTCGCACAATCCGGTGACCTTCGCCGTGACAACCTGATGGCTGGTCTGATGATGGACGAAGCCTCTGGTATTCCTATGTCAATCAACGAGGCAGTCCAACGCTTCATTGATAAGACCGGCAAGTTTTCGTTTACCGCAGATAAATTTATTGCGCAGTTCTTTAGCCTGACTAACTTCCGCGCACGCGAGAACGCAGGCTTGTCAGCAATCAATGACCTACTGAACTCCGGCAAAGACCTTGCGATGAACATCAAGGTCACGGAGAAAGAGCGTCTTGGCGTACTACTAAATCGTGCGGTCAAACTTGGCCTTGGTAAAGAAGTCGGTGGCATTACCACCGAAGAACTCGATCAGGTAAACAAGTTGCTGTATGGCGGATTACGCTACAAGGTAGCCACTGTTGGTGATGTGCGCAAACTCGGTAACAAGCCGTTGTTCTATGTCGATGACAAAGGACAGTTGGCTTTGACTATGAATGAAAACGGACAGACAGAAGTTGATCGTCTGTTTGAGATAGGCAAACTTACTTTTGAAGAAGCCAAGAATGGTTTCTCCTACGAGGTCGAGTACCTGAACGACAAGGGTGAAGTAACCAAAGAGACGGTTAAGTTCCCCGGTATGTCAGACCTGACCGAAGACAGCAAGGTTTGGAAAGGATACCTCAACGCCCGTGAGTCTGTTAAAGAAGTAGAGATCAAACTACTATGGGCAAGGTACAGCAGTTTCCTGCAAGATCAGGACTTGGCGTTCCGAGAAATTGCTGACATCACTAAGCCTAACGCAGAAGGTAAGTATGCTTTGACTTCGGCGGAACGTCAGGGCTTGCAACGTATCTATCGTAGGTACAAAGAGTTCTACAGCGCCAACAAAACCTACGACGAAAACGGCGACCCAATGCTAAACGCGGCGAGTATCGAGAAGGCTAATGCTTTTATTGAAGCCGTGAACAAGGCCATCCTTGGTAAAGACACTGACCGAAATGCAGCAGTGGCAAACTTCTTCGACGACACGCAAGTCGCAGACGATACCGTAGCGTTCATCCAAGATTTCAAGCAGCGATTAGTTCTCCCTGAAGGTGATGAACAGGCTAGGTATATGGTGCAGAACCGCCTCAAGGACATTATTGTTTTCGAGGTAGCGAACGACGACGCTGACTTGTTTACTAAGAAGTCACTGGCTACAGGCTATACCCCGATCAACCGTAAGGGCGACCACCAAGTTCGTGTCGTTGTAACAAACGCAGCCGGTCGAGTAGTCAACCTCAAGCAAGACTACAAGAACATGTTGGTGTACTCGCAGTTCGAGGGTAAAGATGAGGCCGTGGCTTTTGCCCGTACCTTAAACCAAGACTTGTTTGGAGACCGTACCTACAAAGCAGAAGTGTATGACGAAGCATCCGGTAGGTACACCATCCAAGAAGTCAAACTCACAGCAATGCCGGGAACTGCACTTAACGCTATCGCTGCTCCGGTTGAGTTGAACCTTAATGAATTTGTCCGTGGCTTGCGCCAGTTCGGTATCACCATGACTCCTACAAAGATGGAGAATGTGGTGGTCGCGTTGACTAAACAGAACGCTCGTGCGCGTAATCGCTTGAAGCGTGAGTTTACACCGGGGGCCAGCAGTGATGGTGTGCAAGCCATCATGCAACATGTTGAGTCGCGTGCGTCCACAATCGCCAAAGTCATCATGCGTCCTCGCCTGTCGGAGATCATGAACCGTAACTTGCGGGCGTCTAATGAATTGTGGAACGGCAGCAAGTCCATGTTGGATACCAAGCGTAAGCACTGGGAAGCAATGGAGAAGAACCCCACTGCTACTAGGGAGGAGAAGCACTACGCGAAGGCTGACTACTACCGATACGCTTTCATGTACAACAAGACCAACGAAGGTGGTACGTATGAGAAGGCTAACCAGTATTACAACGAGGCTGCTCAACTTCTTGCCTTCCTAAATAACAACCGCAACGTAGACGAATCTGACTTTGGTAGTGGTGAGGTTGCTTCTTCTGTCCGTGCGTACACCAGCGTGTTCCAACTTGGACTATCTGTTGCCACAGGTGCGCTGAACTACATTGGCGCTGTGACCAACGGCATCCCATATCTAGCAACTTACAACTCTAAGACTGCCTTCGGTGGTGGGTTTGGTTTTGCTAAGTCGATGGCAGCGTTTGGTGTTGCCCTGAACCAAGTCGGCCTCCGTAAGTCGGCGGCTAATACGTTGCGTAATATCGGGCAAGATGCCCCCGGATTTGAAACGGCTGAGTTCTACGACAAGATTGCAAAAGACCCTAAGTTGCAGAGTAAGTATGGATTGAAGGCGCATGAAGCCAAGTTCATTGCAGATGAAATTCGTGAAGGCGTGATGATTCCTGCGCAATCTAACGCACTGACGGCAACTGCTCGTGGTCGAGTAACCTCAGGTGCAGGGCAGAAACTTGTTGACGGGATGATGTGGACGTTCAACTCCACAGAACAAGCAGTACGCAGAGGCTTAGGTCTTGCAGCCTATCGTCTGGCTTATGACCGTGCGATTGCAGCAGGTAGAAGTCAAGCAGAGGCAACCACCGACGCTCGTGCATTTGCTGTTGAGACGCTGAAGTATTCGCTCGGTGAGTACTCCGTAATGAACCGTCCATCAGCATGGCGCACTGGCTTGCAGTCGTTCTTGTATATGTACAAGGTATTCCCTACAACAACTATCCAGTTGTTGAACCGTCTCGACCGGCAGGGTAAGGTGATGATGCTGACCTCCCTGTGGTTGTTCGGTGGTCTGCTATCGTTCCCATTCGCAGAGGACGCTGAGGACTTACTAGATACGCTTGCTCAAAAACTTGGAATCACGGGCAGTGTTCGGTATGAAGTTGCCAAGATGCTTGACCAAATCGCGCCGGGAATTTCTCCGTATGTCATGCGCGGTGTACTCAACTCTTTCATCCCTGCTGATATTGCATCGCGGGTTTCCACGGGTAACTTTATCCCCGGCACAGGACTACTTCTTGCTGGCTCCAATGCAGGTAAAGAGTTGGAGGAGATGGGTGGCCCTGCGCTGTCGATGTTGTGGGGTGTAGCCTCGACAATACCGAACGCAATCAAAGCACCGTTCTCTGAGAAAACTTCTCTTGTCGATGTTCTCCGCGAGAACCCAATTACTATGGGTCGCGCACTGGGAGACATGTTGGCGTATGACGGTGCAGGTGCGATCATTGACCGCCGTGGTTATGTGGTGTCTAAAGACCTCACCGCAGGAACATACCTGACCCGTGCCTTGGGCTTCTATCCTGTGGCAGCGTCACAGCAATACGAGTTCATCCGCACAGCGCGAAGAATGACAGACTATCAACGTGAGATTTCTGCGGGATACCAACAGGCTTGGATCAAGGCTCGTATGTCAGGAGACACTGAGCAGGTCAGAGATATTCAAGCAGCAGTCGCAGACTGGAATCAGGCAGCATACGGCACACCGTTGTTCATTGCCAACTTCCAAGAGAACGCAGCCAAAGCATATGCTGAAGCAATCCGTCCTGCGACACAGCGGTATCTCCGTACCGCGCCTAAGGCCTCACGTACTGACCTTAGGACTGCGGCTGAGATTCTCTCCTACTGAACGACCTTGAGTTGACCTAGCAGTGTATTGTCAATAGCCATGTCCTCGTCCTCTAAGATTCCTTTGAGACGAGCATGGCTTAGGTTCAACGCAATTACATAGGACTGTGGCAGTTTAATGGGGCTGTCCTTGCCAAGGCTGGCCTTGTTGGACTTGGGGGTCACAACAATCTGCGCAGAGTTCATCTCGCGCATGAACCCACGGTAGTCCACACCTTTCATGGCAAGCCATTTACGGAAGTGTGTGCGGTCAACCATGACTGTGCCGTAATCAAACTGTGATGAGTGATCTCTACGGTGGCAGTCAAACCTCGCACGTACTTCACCACGCGGTAGTCGTTGCATATCAACGGCAGGTTTAGTGTCACCTGTGTGCCATACCGTCAGCGCCATGTTCGCATGTTCGTTCAGGTACTCAGTCAGCATGTCGAACCCATCAGTCTGATAGTCGATGACTGTCTTACGGAGTGAGCCAATCTGATTCAGAACCCAATTAGTCATGACCTCAGGTGGGAACGCAATGATGTTGTTTTCGTAGCCAAGGCGCACAGCAAGGTCAGCCAACACAATAGCCTGTTCCCAAAAGCGTTCCTCACCAGTAAAGTGGTGGTTGTATCTCTTAGGAAAAGACTTGAACGCCTCATCAACCATTGCCTTCATACCCTCAGGCCCAAGTTGCAGCAAGTACTTCACAAACTCTCGACCTGCATGACCATAGTTAGATGAGATGAAGTTATAGATGTCTCGCCCTGCGGTACTGCCTGACTTAAATATCGGATGGACTTGCAGTGAAATCTCCAACAAGCGAACCATCTGTGCAGTGGTCTCCATCCCGGAGGCCAAGAGTTTAGAACCCATAGATGTGTTGTTGGATAAGATGGCGGGGGCTTGCCACTCTTTTGATTCGCGCTCCTCAGAGTTACGGTTTAATCGTGCCTTGTCCCGACCTTGGGAAATCCAGTACAGGAAGTCGCCAACGTCTTTGACATCCATCATCGTGGTTTCGTCGATGGTCAGCGGCATGTTGCAGTACAGACCAAACCTAGCGAACACAGCGTTCTGTGTGTACTTCGCAGCAAAGTGCAACTTCTCAGGCACACCCCACACAGATTGTCCCCACAACTGCGCAAGAGTTTTGCCGCAGCCCGTCGGCCCATAGAGCGACACGGTTGTGGATTTAAGTCCTGTGAAGGCATACAACGGGGACGATAGACTCACGCCGATAGCAAACATCTGCCCCATTAAGTTGACCTTTGGCATGATGCGAGTGAACTCTCGCCATTCTTCAAGGCTTCCGTTTGTGCCGTACAGGTCATGCCCTAGGCGTTGAGATGTAGAGGATAGGAGAACTTGTTCCTCTGTGATTGTTCCGTCTTTATTGCAGCGCAGAATGGTGTCACCCATGACGAACTCGGTGTAGTCATGCTTCCATCCCATTGTGGAATAGAGGTTCGTCATGGCTCTCTGCTGCCGCAGTTTGTCCATGTAGGTGCGCAGCATATATTGAAAGTACTCCGTTTGTTTCTTGTTGAAAAGGACGATGCCTTGGTCTGCAACTGCTCCTGCAAACTCGCGGCTACCGTCAGTGAGAAATGCTTGGCGTAGGTTCAGCGGTTGCCAACCAACATGTTGTCGGTTCCAGTGATACCGGACAACCTCATAGCCAAGTGATTCATCTCTGCCATACCCAACAGGGTAAATGTCAAACGGGCATACATCAATATCAGTATCGTCGATTACAACCTTGATGCCCTTCACAGTTCTCTTAAATGGTTTGGGTAACTCCACCTCATAGGCGGCGGTGTCGAGAGCATCGGGGGCTATCTGCACCTCTTGGTATTGGATGCCCAACTGGTTCGGGCTTTTAATCTTGCCTTTGAACTTACAGTTTTTGCAGCGGTCAGGGTTAGCCTCGTCGAATGTCTCGCACTTGGTCGGGCCGGTAGTCTTATTCTTCCACTGTGAAATCTTCTTGCGGGTCTCTGCCTCATTGAATGTCGGATGTTCGCTACTCCATGCAACAGCAACATCTTCAGGGTTCTGACAAAACGCAGCCACGCCCATGACTCTGTACCACTCAGGCTCATCTACGGACGCTTGGTTCTCGACTGCCCATTTAATCTGAGCGCATTTATTCTTGATGGGGTCAGGGTTAGACGGCGGGTATTCCTGCTTGACCGCAAGACTATCTAGCAACGTACTGCCAAATGTGTGTCGTGCGGGTGGCTCACCGGGTGAGCCTGATGTAATCGGAAAGAACGAGGCAAAGTGTTGTGGGTCAACGGGTGGGGCATCCATCAGCAGGGTAACTGTGTTGCCACCTTTGGTATTAGTAGTTCCAACAGGACGCAGTACCCGCGCATGGTCAGCAGGTACAGCAGGGTCGATATATGGTTTGTTTGGTGTGGGTGATACGATGCCGCGCTTCTCTGCCAGTTCTTTGAACTTAGCAACTGCCGATGCTTTGAACGCGAACGCAATCGGACGCCATGCTTCGGGCGTCATCTCAGATGTCAAAGTCCAGTAAACATGTAGCCCGTTGCCTGACCTGACGATCATCGGCGCTGGTAAGTTCAGTTCACGGATATAGTCCGACAGTACGAGGATGCCTTCCTTCCACGAGGAGTACGGCTTACCCTCACCACAGTCGATGTCGAGCGCAAAAGTCTTGATGACCCTTACGTTTACCTGTTCTCTACTCTCGTCGCTCTTGAACGCCGAGATTGCATAGTATGTGTTATGCCCCTTCTGACTGTCAGTCAGCACTTCACTTGCAAGTTCTTCTATCGTTTGGTGATGAACCTGTTTTGGGTACTTACCCACCACAGTGAACGAACAATATAAACCCTCAGACGGAAGAACCCGCTTCAAAAATTCAAGCGTGTCCATTGCTACCCCTATTTATTGGCGGGGGATTGCTCCCCCGCCGCACCCTTATTTGTACGACTCTAAAACTTCATCGAGGCGTTGCTTGCGCTGTGGCTGTTCCATAGCGATGACCTCCGGTGAAGGCCAACCATGGTCTGTCATTACCGCAAGCAATGACTTTAACATCTGACGCACCTTTTGGTCACTGGATTTGCGCAGGGGTTTACCCCGCACCCAACCGTAGTAGGTCATCCGTGACACTCCTAACAGAGCAGCCATGTCAACTGTTGTTAGGAGCATGTGTTTGCGCAACGCCTCGACCTTAGCAAAGTCAAGTGGTTGCTTAGGCGTCATCAGAATTTACCTCCCCGACAAGTGCGGCGATACTGTCAGCCAATGCCGCCGCAGCCATAGGAGCCGCAGCAGGAGCCGCAGCAGGAGCAGGGGTAGCAGCCTTAGGAGCCGCCTGTTTGGTTGCACCGAAACCGCGCTTGGGAGCAGCGGGTGGTTCCGCAGGGGTAGGGGCGGGTTGGGGTTCTGCCACTTTCACGGCAGGTTTCGGTGCAACTGGCGCAGGAGCAGCCGCGATTTGCGGAACTGCTACTGGTTGGCGAATAGTCTCGCCTGTAATCTCCTTGACCTGAGCCGAACCGAACAATGGGTCAACGGCTTCTTGTGCATCGGCTTCATTGAAGCCACCGAAACCGAACTTGAGTTTCGGGAAAGACGCATCGGTGTCAAATGATACACGGGTACGGACAATCTCAGGGGCAATGCCACGGTGTGCCAGTTCTTTTTGGTACTGGTTCAAACCTTTCAATGCCGCAGGAGTTACCTCAAGCAGATACGTTGGGCCAGTCGGGTCATCCGCACTCACCACAGCAAGTCGCTTCTTGTCTGCACATGCTTTGATTTGCTGACCTTGAGGCGTGACTTTGGAACCCCAAGCATTTTGCGGACACGATGCACACAGGTCATTCTGTGGCTGAGTAGACTGTGGGTCAGGTGACACACCATCCAACGAGAAACACTCAGGTGCTTGTGGCTCGGAGTCAGGCGTCCATGCCTTTGCATACCAAGTCTTTGACAGGCGAGGGTTTGCACCGACGATAACAACATCAATGGTTGTGGAATCCAATACAGTCTCGGCATCACCCTCGACGATACGGAAACGCGCACCCTTGATACTGATTCGTGGGAACGACTCACCCATAGCCAATCCACCTGCCATAGAGGTAGCGAGTGCCGACGGTTGCCCGATACGGGCTGCAAGATGGGCGGGAACTTGCACATTTACTGGAACGAGATTGCTCATAGATTTCTCCTTTAGTTGAGCGTTACGGTTTACGAATAGTATTAGCGGAATATCCACCGCTACCAACAGCATGTTTTTGTAACATGGCAGGGACGCTCTGACCGAACATCTCTTGCTGTACGCCAAGTTTTTCTTTCATTGCGGATGTCACGATATGCTCTGCGATTTCCTCAGCATCTTTACAGTAGGTAAACCCACCACGGCGGATTTCGCCGTACTGCGCAGCCGTTGGCGTGTCGAGTGCTTGCACAACAAAACCATTGTTGATTCTGAACGCGACGACAGCAGGCGTACTACGACCAAACATTTCTTCGGTCACTGTAGTACGGCGAACCTCAGGTGGTTGATCGTGCATCTCACGCAATGCAGCCTGTAATTTCTTTTTGAACCATCCTCCTAACATATCAATCCTCCACTCGGTTAGCGGGTTTGCGAACTTCAACTTCTATCTTTGTACCGTAGTTGACGCCGGGGGGTACTGCTTTATTCACATCAATATATCCACGTACGGCAACCTTGCTAACTGCTTTGTTCAATAAGTCATATGCTTGGTTGTCAAGGATAAACTTAAACGCAGCATCCCAATTCTCGACGTTGGCATAGTCGGTGGTCTTTAAGAACGCCGTACCATGTTTAGTCTTGAATGATGTAACGCCCTGAGCATCGGCTTGTTGTTTCAGCCAACCCTCAAACTTGTCCATCTTCTCGACAATCTTCTTGACCTCAGCCTTGGTCTGGGCTTCCATTGCGTCCTTCTTCGCACGGAGTTTGATGTAGGCTGAGACCACTTCATCTACTGTCACAGACATATCTTCACCTTTCTGTTTCTTGTTGAATCAAATCAAGAAGTAGACCCTGCAACTTTTGTTTGTTCTTGAGCCGCTCATACATCTTATGCTCAAGGTCTGTTGCTTCAATGTGTATGACATTGGATACATGCTTCTTGCCGATGCGCTCTATCCGACCATTTGCTTGTGTATATGTTTCATTGCTGTTGATCGGGCCGTACCAAATAATTGTGGATGCCGTGGTGAGCGTAAGTCCGTGCGCCATCGTGCCGGGGTGGGCAATCAACACATGTGGATGTTTGTTGTTCTGAAAGTTATGGAAGATGTCATTGCGTTTGGACGAGGACACCTCGCCATTCACAACACCAACCGACCAATGCTTACCTAACTCCTTCTCCAACATGTGTAGAGTACCTGTCAGTGGCACAAACACAATTACTTTTTCCCCCGCTTCTTCTATTACCTCCTTCACCAAGTTGACACGGGGGGTCGCATCAATCTCAATGTTCTGCCCGTCGTCACCGTAAGCAACGCCACAACAAATCTGTACGAGTTTCTGAATCTTGACTGCTTCGTTCACTGCGGTAATCGTTCCCTCCGCAGACATCTCGGTTACGAAATGGCGAAGCATCTGTGTGTAATGCTTCTTCTGTTCAGCAGTAAGTTCCACTGAGCGTGTCTGCACAATGGTATCCGGCAAATCAAAACACTCATCGCGTGTGTATCTGACAGCAGGTTGTAGGATGTTCTTCACAATCTCTACAGACTCAGGTCGTGGTATGAATTTCCATTGCCCAATCTTCATCATCACCTGTTCGCGGAATGATGTAAAAGTCTTGGTGCAGTATGGACTATTGACCAACCTTGCCAACGCCCACGCATCGGTGGGGTCGTTGGGGGTTGGTGTACCCGTCATTAACCAAAGCCTCGCAGAATGGTTTGACTCCATCCACTTTCGGAAAAGTTTGAATCGCTGTGTCGAGGGATTGCGTAGTACTGCCGCCTCGTCAACGATGATGAGGTCGAACATCCCGTGAGTGTGTTCGCTAATGATTGGGAACCCGTCATGATTGATGATGTAGAAGTCAGCCTCACGCTTTAACAATTCCAAACGCTTCTTCGCTGTACCGTGAAGCACCAAGAACTTGCGGTGAGGAAAGCCCATGAAGATACCGTCAGCCCACACACGTTCAAGAGTGGATAGTGGCGACAAGATGAGAACCTTCTTGACCTGTTTGGTTTTGATGAGGTAGTCAGCAGCCCACAAAGCAGACTGCGTTTTGCCCGTACCGATTTCATTCAACACCAGCCCGCGCTGATGGAGCGTCAAGAACGCAGCAGTTTGTTTTTGGTGGTCATACGGCTTGAACTGGCCGGGCCAGTTGTAGTAATACAGAATGGGGGATGGGGCTTGTATGCCAAGGTTGCGCAATACGCGCACCTCATCAAGCCTATGGGGAGTAATGACAAGGGGTGTGCCTTGGTACTCGAACGGCTTCGCAGTCGGGATGCAGTCAAGCACCCGATTGGGGTTGTTTAATTTAAGAGCCAACGCTTTGGCTTCTTCTACCACTAGCATGTCTTCACCTGTATAGTTTTTCTTGCAACATTACGTCGAGCATGTCGAGAGATTCTTGGTCACATACCACCATCCACCAACCACCTGCGCTCTGAATCTTTGCGCCGCATTGCATCTGCAATTCGGTTGGCTTCTTAGTTCTGTCTGCCTTCACTTCAACCCCCATGAACTGCCCTTTCACACAAGCCACGATGTCGGGAATCCCTGCTATCCCAAACCCATTGCTTGCGGGGAAGAAATACCAAACACCATGCTTCTTTAACAGTTCAACAACTCGGCGTTTTACTTTGCCTTCAGGTGTATTGTACGACACATTACGCTCCTGTCAAGTTTTATTTTATTAGGTTAAACCCTAGCACTCACACAGTCGTGACGGGCAGGGCAGAAGCGGCATAGACCTGACGGTTTCATAGGCCAGTTGTCATGCTCAAGAGACGTATAGATACGTTGTATGCGCTTCATTGTGTCCGCCCATAGGTCGTTCATCTGCCCTCTGTAGTACGTCTCTGTGTCCATCTCCATGGTCTTGAGCCACACAAGAGAAGTCTTGACTGTATCTACTTCGGGGTAGTGCTTGAACACCTGCGCCGCAAACAACTGCATCTGAAACTGGTCAGCATTGCGCTTACCTGTTTTCCAGTCCATCACGTTGGCAAGTTTACCGTTGATTACAAGGATGTCTAGTTTGGATCGGAGCCATGCGTCAGCATCCCACCAACCTGTTGGTGTAAGGTTGTCGGTCAGGACGAGTTCATGCTCGATGAGTAGTTGCCCCCCGTCTGCAATCTTCTCAACCGATGCGCAGAGAGGTTCGTAATGCGCCACATCCTGTGGCAACATCTTGTTGGACTTGAGTCGATGCTCAAGGTATTCGTGGATTCGTTCGCCATACTTGGACGCTTCGCCACCCTCATCGACCACATCCTTCACGACACGCTGACGGAAGTAACGGTAGGGGCAGTTCTCGTACAGTTTGATTGAACTGTATGAATGACTAAGTTTCATAGATTGTCAGCGGTGGGACTTCCACCGCCCTTGTGTAGATTGAGGTTCCAATATATCAGGTTTCGCCATAGTTGTCAGCAATTCCTGATTCGCAAGCCACGGGTAACCCTGCCGCCCAGACTGGGGGAGTGGACATTATCCTGACAAGAAGTTGTTCTGCGTTAGACGTATCGGCTGCCGGGGCCGTGATGATAATTTCATCGTGAACTTGGAACGCCACATGGTAGTGCTGCCCAATCGCAGCCATCTGTTCAGCAACAACTATTCGTGCGAGTGCTTGGACTAGGTTTTCTGTCACCTTACCGCCGTAGATTTTCGTCCAGTTAATTTCTTCGACCTCGCCTGTCATCACCCGCTTGGTCACCGCCTTGCGGTACTCCCTTGGGTCAGCGATGTAGACATACTGATTGTTCTGTTGGCGCAATGCAGGGTAGCGTATGCGTAGACCATTCGGTAGAATGATGCCCTCGTTGTCGTAAGAAATCCAATCGACAATCTGTCCCGACTGACCGCACACCATTTGGTTAAGTGCGTTGTTGCACTTGTTCCACAAAGATACTATTCGATGATTCTTCTGCCTGTACAGCCTGACGATACGCTCGGCTTCACTCAACTCAATCTTGACAGAGATACCACCTTGCCCAATCTCAAGCGTCCTACGAAACTTCTCCGCACCCATCCCATACCCAAGTCCCAATATACAGGTCTTGCCTACGAATCGTTCTACCTTGTCAGCCTTCGTTATCTTACGTCCATAGACCTCAGTGGCAAACTCTGAATAGACATCACGCCCTTCAGCAAATGCTTGCACCAAGTCCTCTTGCCCCGCAACATAGGCAACCATACGGGCTTCAATCTGTGATGAGTCGCTTGCAATTATCTTGTGACCCACCGGTGGTTTTAGTGCGCGGCGTATAGAGTTGTTGCCACGAGCGGGTAGGTTTTGTAAGTTAAGTTTGTCGCCACCTGAGAACCGTCCTGTGTGTGCGCCATAGTAGTTGAGCATGATGGGTAGCCGACCACGGTCAGCCACACCGATGAGTGCTTCGGTGCGTGTTTCTTCAATGGTGGATTTAACGCCGAGCCTAGCAGACACCGCCGCTTGCACCCTATCATCAGGATGTTCTAGTAAGTCGGTGAATCCTTTGTCGGTCTTTGAAAAGGCAAAGGCTTCCTTGCCTGTCTTTAGGCTTACCTTCTTTGGTGGTTCGACACCAAGTGATTCCAAGTAAGTGGCAAACTTTTGATTGGACATGAGCATATCTCTGACTGCTTGCTCACCACCTATTCCGATTCCCATGTCAGCGAGCAGCGAACGCTTGCGTGTTTGTACCTCAGCAAGATGTTGCTGTAAGACAGGCACATCGAGTTCGATCACTGGTTCGGTATACATACGCAAGGTTTGGTCAATGACCATGAGTTCAGAGACGGGGAATCCCTTGCTCAGTTTCTTGAACAGTTCGTATGTCAACTCCACATCGTTCTTACAGTACTCACCATACCTCGCCAGTTCATCGGGTAAGAAGTCAGCCCTGCGTTTGCCGATGGCTTGCAGAACTTCCTCGCCCTTTTGCCCAAGCCCATAGTAAGTAGCGAGTGCTTTGAGCGAACCGCCCACAGTAAGTTGGTGCAAGGGTCGCGCCATGCTCAGAGTGTCTAGCCATAACTTCGGCTTGATACCGTAGTGCCACGACAGGATTGCCCCATCGAACGCTGTGTTGTGACAGAGGATAGCCTTGTCGGAGTAGTCCAACCCCGTCAGGAATCCCTTCACATTGCTACCGCTATACCAAACGGTTGGGTCTTTGTTGACCTTCACACCTACACCAATCACCTCGAACTCAGGACTGCGGATATAGGATTCCGTTGTCATCTTAGAGAGCGAGAAGTCCTTCGAGTAGAAAGTTTCAAAGTCGATAGTAACTATATCCATGTGCGCCTCATTGCGTCTTGGTAATCAAACTGCTCCGCGAAACATTCCACAATGGATATATCTTCGGGAGTCCATGCTTCCACAACATCGTTGTAGATGTAGACCTTCTTCGGCACGCGTAGATTGTTTGCGACGAATTGCCTACCCTTATCGGTAATGCGCCACATACCTGAGTGCTTGACCTTCGGGTCATCGTTGGGTCTGCGCTCTACTAATCCCCAATGTTTTGTAGTGGGTAGTTGGTTAGAACGGAGAACAAGTTTGGGTGCGGTAGTCGGTACATCAACCCATCCATGTGCATCTGCGTTTGCCTTCGATAGCCATATCAAACTCTTTGCCATCGTTGCGTTCAGTCCGATACGGTATACGATACCGAACCTATCGCACACAGGGCATACGCCCCCCGCATCATGGATGGTTTTGTGCCATTCATCTCTTAGAGTATCAATCATTCTTGGACTCCCAATAGAGTACCGCTACCCCTGCGGCAAGGAGCAGGAGTAACATCAATCCTGCTCCCACGAATACACCACCGACAAACGATAGAGTATTCGCAATCTCAATCATCGCCCATCACCTCAGTAAGTTTCTCAATGTAGTGACCTGCCTTACGGACATCCAGCACACCACCCTTGGTATTACTACGAGCAAGATATTTGATTGCGTTGCCCTTGAGGAATCCACGGAATTCTTCGGGTGTCATCCATGATTCCATTGCCTTCCAAGGTTGCACACCCATGTTCATATAGTGGTCACCACCAACTTGTTTACGATTGGCTTGCGTTACCGCGTCGGTAATCTGTGCGCCAAGTAATTCTGTCGAGAGTACTTCTTGTGCTTCGTGCATTGCCTGTTTGCGTAGCATGTATACCTGAGACATATGCGCTTTGAACTTCTCACCAACAAGTTTGGGGTCAATGGTTGGGTTCTTGACAAAGTACTCGCGTATCTTCTGTGACTTACTTTTCATTTGATTCTCCTTCTAAGTTAAAGACATCTACCCCCATCCCACAATGAGGGGAGAACTTACATGCGACATGCGCCGCTTGCTCTGCTGTTGCGCCCATAGCCATCGCACCATAGGCAAAGTCCTTGCCATAGCCAAAGGCGCACTTGTTCCTACCATGTTCTATTGGTATGTGTGATCGCTCGTACCTAAACAAACCGTCAGGTGTTGCGACAATGAACTCACACCATCTATCTGTGAGTGTTTGTTCCGTAGGGAATTGGTCGGGTATGCAACCTCTGAGATACCACTCCCGCATGGCAAGGACGAGGGACATGGTTCCCACCCCTGTGAGTACGGCATTGCCTAGCCGCCATGCCTTGTCCTGCTCCCACATAGTAAAGCCATCAGAGACACCCCTATCAACGGCAAGAGTGCCTCCGTCCCATACGACAACGGTCATGTTGATTTCCTTCACCTTTGTTTTTATGTATTGTTACGCTACTTTGCATCGCTGTCAAGTTCGTAGTTACCCTACCAGTCATCTCCTCTCGGTATGTCAATGCCAAGGTCACCATAGTCCTCACGCCCATAGTCCTCGTCCATTGCATCAAACGCAGACTTCGATGGCTTGTGTTTCTCCACAACATGTTTCTGTTTCTTTGTCATGTTAGACATGGCAGCCTGCAAGGAATCAGACGCTCTAACAACTGACAACTTCTTGTGCTTTGGTTGGCTAGGCTTGATGCCCGTAGGGGCAGGGGATGTATCCCACCTCTCGGTGGTTTTCCCCCGCACTCCACAGTCACAAGCGTGTCGCCTCGCAATAGTCTTAGTTGCCTCATGCCATCGTGTATCAAGGCACTTCATTTTCCTTTTGCAAGTTGGACACTTCATCAAACACTCCGAATCTCTTACGCATATCAATGCTATGCGTTTTGCATACATCATCTATTGCGGACAAAACATCTGCGGGTTTTATATTTCCACGATGATAGTACCATCGGTCGTGTACTGCATGTGCGGCAAAACCGTTAAGTAATTCCATAGGGAATTGGTTGTCTCGAATGGATGTATATAGTAGGTCTTGCCACTCAGAGGCAGACCAATCGGGGACGGAGTTGTTGCTTCGCGGAAGGTTCTTTTGTGCTTGGATTAGTGGGTCGAACGCACCGATACGAGTACGGGCTTTGATACCGTACTTGAATTTACGTAGAGAACTGAGCCATACTTTGCGTTGCCCATGGTCAACGGTAGCGTTGAAGTCAGGTCGTCGGTTGATGCACTCACCTGTCAACATATTGAACTGCATACCTTGAAAATATTCAGGTGCATCACTCCGCATGTACGACCACACCATGTAGCCCCGTTCCTTATCTTCAGGGATGGTACTGGTATGGTTGACTCGGTATCGGGCAGTACCTACTCGTTGCCACATAAATGGTATGGCTTTGTATAGGCTCGACGAGAATGTTACTGCGGCTACAGCACGAACCTTATGCGGTGTCTCGGTGAAAGTAAAGATGTTGTCAGGTGTTAGTTCACCGAACTTCAATCCGCTACGGTCACCGAAACAGAACTCAAGGGTCGAACCATTCTTGTATATCCTAGCCCATGATTTCAATGGCTTGCCCTTGTTTTTATCTCGGGCAGTCATGAAGTGTGCATGGAAGTCATCATAGGTACGCAGGACGCACTTGTCCCACCAGTTTGATGTTACTAATGTCATGGTATGTTCCTTATCGTGTAATTTTATTGGCGACAACTGCGGCAGTCATAGAGCCAAGGTCTACATTGACAGTCACCTCTTTCTTCTCGCGTTCCTTTACCTCACGATGGCGTTCCTTGTATTCCTCAGGAACCAAGTCCCATAGTGGAGGCCACATCTTGAGAGCAGGGGCAAGGGTCGCATGTGCCTCGATGATTGTCTTGACCTGCTTGACGAAGGCTTCACGCTTCTCCTCAACCTCCCTGATGCCTTGCTTCCACTTAACTACCTCGGCATGGAACTCACCCCATACAAGATGGTCTTTGAGTACGACACCATCACGGTATGAGTATTCCTGCTTGGCGTACTCGGTATCAGGGAACTTAGTAGGCCACGGTCTGTCGCTAGTCAGGGCGAACTTTAGATTAGCGTTTTGGCTACCCACCTTCTCAATCTCAATGGTGCTTACTTTCTTCAGGAACATATCGGGTACTGCATTGAGTACGGCAGTATGCTCACCGAACAGTATGTTGTATATCTTGTCACCCCATGCTTGGTCAGGCTTGGCATCGGTTGCTGCCTCTAGTTGTTTACCAAACACACCTCGTGCGTTCTTCACAATTTCCTCATGCAAGTCCTTACTAAATCTTACTGTCGCCATTTCATTCTCCTTCCATGTCATCATATAAATCGTTAGCCAAGATTGTCTCGGCAACGGCATCGTCACTCGTTAAACCTTCATACTCCTTCTCTAATCGTTGATATAACTCACGCATGTAGTTCCTAAATATCTCAATTACTTCTTCTTCAAATACTACCAACTCATACCCCAATGCTTCGTCCAATGCACGGACAACATGTTGGTGCATCTCTGTTGGCTGTTGCCATAGGGCGTAGAAGGAATCGCTATCCATACTGAACACAGTACAGTTCTCATGGTAGTAATGCCCTCTATGACTACACTTCATAGTCACCGTACCGTTGTGCTTAACAAGTTGTCGGATGATTGGGTAGTCGGTGTACTTGAAGTTGGTATTCAGGAATGTAGCGATGTCATCTATCTCACCCTCGAAGCAAGCACCATCACCCTGCGACCAAAAGCCTGAGAAGTACATGCGGTCTACTGCAATGCCCTTCTCCACCATATCCTCCTTAAATGTTTCGTACACATAGTCGTACCAATTATCATGCTCGACATTGATGTGCCTATACTTCTCCAGTAACTTGGCGTTCTGTTTTATGTACGCTAAATCCATCTCGCTCTCTCCTTATAGTCGCATTGCCATCGAGAATATCGACAATGACCATCTCAAGAAAATACCTCTTATGTTCTGATGCTCTGAGTCTATGCCGCAGGTATGAGATGTAGCATCCCATACCCACGAACACGAACATCACTATGAGTTCGGCGTATGTAATCATTACATCACCACCACTTCACCGAATGGTGCAGTACCCTCATCGGTAGATACCCACAGCACAGGGCAGTCAGGTTGTTCACCGAATGAGTTACAGCACAGGTCAGTCAGGAATACGATTGCAATGGGTTCAATCTGACGTTCCTTGATGAACTCAAACACAGGGGCAAAGTCAGTACCGCCACCGCCATGAGGCTCGACATGCAGGTCATCGTCCCTACCGAACCGTTCATAGTGCGATACTTCACTATCGAAATACACAAGGTGAATAGCCATGGGGTTGAAGTCATCCTTGGTTATACGAATCTCTGCCGCAAACTGGTCAATGGTTTGTTGGTTAATGGAACCTGAGCAGTCAATGGCGAACAGTACCTCACCAAGGGTTTCACCTGAGGCACTAGGCAGATACATTCCTTGTGCAAGGAACCTACGGTTGGGTCTAGCATATGACCGTGTGTCATCCTTGCATCGCTGAAAGAAGCGATACCACACATCACGCCAATCAACCTTGGGTTGCAGTACCTCAGCAACAAGACGCTCAAGACCTGCACTCATCTTGCCCATCATCTTGGCGGCTTGTGCCGCTTGTGCTACCTTGACCTTCCATTCTGCCGCTTGTTGTTCCTTCTCGGCAGGGGAACCATCACCATCTTCGCAGTCATCCATTGGGTCACCACCCTCATCATCTTCGGGCAGTAAGTTGTAGATACCATCGGTAGTACCGTTACCTGCTTTGTGTAGGTGGGGATTGAGCAGACCATCCTTAGGCATCTTGCCGATACTATCGTCAGTCAATAGTTGGTTGATTACATAGTCACCTGCTTGATTCCAACGGCGAGGACTACGACCACCACGGCGGAAGTTATGTTCCAACATGGGGTGGAAGCACTCATGGGCAACAAGGAACTTGAGTTCCTCATCAGTCAACGACTCGACAAAGCGAGGGTTGTACTTGATGTTCTTGCCATTGGTTGCCGCAGTTGGGATGTTGTCATCGAACTTGAATGGCAGGTTCAATGCAATGGAGCCGATGAACGGATGCTCCAACACCAAGGCAGTACGAGCCTTGATGATTCGTTTGTGTTGTACCGCCTTCTGAGCATCAGTCAGAGGGGTCATGTCTTTGTACTTGGTGTTGTTCACCACACTTGTTGGCATTACGCTAGTCATATTAGGCTCCCATAAATACGGACATCTTGTCCATGATTGCTTTGGCTTCTGCCGCAGTATCACGGCGAAGGTCAGGGTCATTACGCAAGGCATCTGGATGATGCGATGCAAGTGTTCCCTCAACTTGTTGCCGCATAGATTCCAAGTCAGGGTCATCCATGAAGTTCAGTCGAGACAACATGGAGCATTGGTCTTTCAGGTTATCCACCAAGGTATCTCGGAAGATTGCCTTGGGGTCAGCCAACTTCTCAGCCATATGCTTCACTCGGTCATACAGTCGAGTCCATACCTCCTTCATAGCCTCAGCCTGAGCATTGGCAACTCGTGCCTCAACATCTTGTTGGATGCGTGACAGTTCATCGCTCGCTATCTGACAGCGAAAGTCGGTAGTTGGTACAGGAAATACTGCCATATCAATCTTGAACTTGCGTTCAATATCGAATGAGGACGGATAGTCAGAGTCAGCATACAACCCGCCAAGCACTCGTTGTGCATCCATCTGAAGCCTTGGATACTCGACAACAAAGTCCTGCACTAGGGTCATCCACTCATTCTTTTCCTTACGGAACTCAGTCATGAAGGACAGATAGTTGGTAGTGGGCAACATCATCGTGCCTTCCATACCCCATGGCAGGGTGTTCTTGTAGAACTTCTCACGGATATGGGTGGTTTTCTTATGGACACGATCAAGGTAGTCGTTCATGGGTAGCAACGACTTGTTGTAGCGTCCTGCATCCTTCGATGTATTGAAGGTCACAGCAACTTCTTGGGTTGCCTTCTTGTCATACTTACGGGCAGTCCATTGGGAGATGGACAGTTGCACCAGTAATGCTCGGTCTGATAGGTTCATTTCATTTCTCCATGATGTTGTTGAATGAGGGGCAATGCCCCTCGGTGGTTAGAACAGGATGTCCTGATGTGCCAACGACCACTTCGTAAATGCTTGCGTGTTGGTCAACTCAGGTTTCTTACGAGCGGCATATGAGATGGTCAGTACTGAGAAGTCACCACCCATACGCTCTGCATAGGTACATACTCGTTCCATGTTTGCCTCAGTAGCACGGTCAGCCAATGCACCACTCAAGGCATACAATGTTGCAGGGTCTTTCGGTACATCTGAGGTAGTTGGATTGAGCAAAATAGCGTCAGGGTTGGGCAGAGTACGGAAGATTTTTACGAAGCCAACGAACTCTGCCGCCGCACCTTCCCCTACTGCACCCTTGAATGACTCATACTCTGCCTCGGCAGGGACAGTACCAAGCACATCTGATACACCCTCAACCCATGAACGAGGCGTAGCGTTCTGGTCACGCTGTGGGTCATAATCATGCAACAAGTTGGGACGAAAGCGAATGAACGCCACAACCTCAGGCTTGACACCGTTGTCAATAGCCCATGATGTCCAGTCATCAAGGTGTGTGTCAAGTTCATAGACTGTCTCACGATTGCGAAGATGACCAAGGACACGGTTAGCACCTGCTCTGTCAGTCTGACGGTTACCTGTCGAGACAACCATCCACCCATCAGGCATTGGTGTGCCGTGTAATGTTCGGGCTTGGCATATGTTGGCAAGCACCTTCTGTAGGTCAGCATTGGCTTGGTTGCGGTCATCGAACAACAAGATGCCACGTTCAGGGGCTTTACCCTTGATAGGGAACCAATCAGGCAACTTGTACCGCAGTTGGTCATTGCCATCAGGGAACAGGATGCCGAAGTCCTCGACCAACATGGTTGGCATATGCCGCTCGATGCAGGGTACATCCATCTCCTTGGCAACTTCATGGACGATGGTTGTCTTGCCACCCCCCGGACTGCCTTCGATGCAGATAGTACGCTGTATGGGGAATAGCGACTTGATGGTTGCTTTAAGTGTTGCGGCTCTCATTATCTTGCTCCTTTGAATTTGTCATGGTCATAACCCTTGGATACCACCAAGCCATTGCCGCTATTACGGGCTTGCTTGGCTACCATCTTGTTGCCGAAGTGGACAGGTTCAATGCGGTTATCCGATGTCAGGACATGCACCATTGCTCCACCTCTGCCATGCCGTAGCGTAAACAGACGTTTCATTTCTTTACTCCTTCATTATGTATAGTTAAGAACACACACTCATACCTATGCCGTACCCCTTTGGAATCGACATAGGTTTCCCCACATCCCACCATCCACTCAAGAATCATGGCGGCAAGGAATCCTACAAACACCATCCCTGCTACGAAGGCAAAGACAGCGGAAAATACTTTGGGTAATGATCGTCTAGGTTTATAAAACATTACATTGTCCTTTTCGGGTTGAGTTGCTTGAGTTGGTTCGGGTCAGTAATCAACTCATAGCCCTGTTTGTTGTTACATGCCACCGTAAACTTACGTTGCTTGGCAATCTTTTCCCCACATGGCAGACAGGTTGGTCTTGTCATATGGCGGCGTTGTGGTTCTACCCTGACTGCATAGCAGTTGGTGCATATCGGTAAGTGGTAATCTTCCATTAGGCTGGTTCTCCTGTAAGGATGCGTTGTTCTGCTATCCCCCTATAGCCAAGGGTCGATAGTTTTCTCATCCATGCCGTTGATAGCAGGATGGTGGTACGTGATGGACGACATTGAGTCTGATGCTTGGATGTGCTACGAGAGAATGAATCCTCATTCTCAAACCATACCCCCTCTGACCATACATACATTGGGAAGTGATGTCCGTAACTGTACACAACATAGAACTCTGAATTGTCCTCAACGAGTGTAGACTTCTGCCATACACCCCATATATTTGAACCCTCGAAGGGCTTACGTTGCTCGACATAATGTCGAGCATCACGGTTAGGTACTTTAGCCATGATGCTCACCCCTTATGCAACAGAGAACGCTGATTCGTCACCGTCATAGAACCAATCGGTGTACTCATAGATGCTACCGTTACTACCCTTGCCATGGTGGTAACCATGGTTATGCCCTGCATCTTCCTCGAACTGAGCAAACTCAAGACTGACGAATAAGCCTTGCTCATCGGCTACATCCTCCCATTGCATCTCATCTACTAGGTCAAACTGTACATATGTAGTCATTTCATATCTCCATGACGAAAAGAAAAAGCCACCCTGATGGGTGGCTTGGCTTGGCAACATTGCCTTACAGAACAATCTTCACCGATGATGGCTGACGATTTGCTTCCGTATTACTGACCAATGCAATGTATGGTGCATTGTCATACTTGTTGAACTTGACAATAGGAACATTGCCTGCATTGTCCTTGGGAGACCATGTATGCAACTTCTTCTTGAGTTCCTTACCCTTGGTAACCATGTAAGCATAGATACCCTTGGCATCATCAATGCTGAACTTACCGTCAGATGATGGGCTACCATCGCTGTTCCATACACCCTCAATGGCAATGTCGTTTGCCTTAGGACGCAAGATGACGTTGATGTGAGTTGGACGCTGTTTTTTCATTTCAATTCTCCATGAAAGTTAATGTAAAGTAATGGCTTATATGCCATTACGGGTTGCCCTTTCGGGACACTCCCAGACTGGCAGGGTTCGGGACGAGTGTCAAGTTCGCTCACTTCAAAGTAAGAAGTAAGGTGGATGGGGCTACAGTTGTTACCATCAGATGTAAGGTTTATATACAACTATCTAGGTGAAGTGTCAAGTTTAGGTAGATTATCTAACTGTACGAGATAGGAAAAACCTAGTGTTTATGCGGGTTCTGAGGCTACTATCTAAACTATCTATGTTTTTCAAGATGATGGGGCACTACAATTTATTGTCCGCAAAAATTAAAATTCAGAATCATCGAAAGTGGAATCAAACAGTACCCTTTTTATCTATATATTCTATATAGTTAGATAGATAGAGAGGGGTTATGCCTTGGAATCCCTTGGAAATACAACAAACTTGACACTTAACATGTCAAGTTACGCTATCTAAAACTGCTATATAGTTTCGGACATGGCGATTCAGAGTTAGATAGTTGCGCCATCATGTCACTTTCACCCCCTATTATG